CAAAATCAGAACTTCTTAAATCAGTGTTTTTTAGATTTGTTCTTCTTAAATCAGCTCCTCTAAAATCTGCATATCTTAAATCAGCGTTACTTAAATCTAATTTTTTTAAATTTGTATAACTAAAATCTGCTCTTTTACCTTTAGCATAATTACTTTCTAACCATATCTTATGCTCTTTTATCATGTGATCGACTTTATCTTGGGTTAGTTTTTGACATGTCATTTTCTTGTCCCATAATATTTTGTTACTAACAACCTAAGGTAATTTATTTTTACTTCTGTTTCGTTACTATTCCAATTATCCATAATATAATCTACTATCTCGTTTTCGAGTTCTTTTACTTTTGTGTTATTCATTTTGTTACTTCCCAATCTTTTGAGTTTAAATGTTGCAAGCCTTATTGTCAGCATACCCAGTAAATCTACCATGGAAAACTTTAGTATACATAGTTTCTTTTATTGTAAATTTGCTATCGGTATTATCTCTTAACCACTTTGATAAGGTTAGAATTGATACTTGATCGTTTGTAGTGTTTAACAACTCTTCAATTTTTGCTTTTGTTATAAAAGTACTATTTTTAGCGCTCATAATTTTAATCCTTTATTTCTTTTATAATTACATATTACAATAATTTATGATTATTGTCAATAATTATTTAATAAAAAAAATTATTTTTAGTTATTTTATTACAAGAAAAGATAAAGCAATAGGGCCAAACTACCTAGATTTATGGAAGCTAATAACCTACAACCCTATATAAATCAAGATATACAAGAGGTGGCCAAACTAGTAGAATACGTGGACATAAAAAAAGACGGAGAGTAAGTCCTTTTTTAGTTTAAATGTTAATTCTACCAATCAAACGTTTTTTTCAACAATTTAAAATAATTAGGACACACTCCTTTTATATTTTTATTTGTGGGTGCTTTTTACTTTAACAAGTAATGAACTAAATATGTTATTAAATTTATATATTTAAAAATTTAAAGTTAATTATATAAAGGTATTATTATGAAAAAAATGTCACTATTTCTTGGAGCTTTACTTGCAAGTAGTACAGCTTTAGCTGGCGACCCATTGCCTGTGGTATCGGATTTAAATATAAAACTTGGAGCATATGCTGCTTTTGAAAGTGGATTTAGCAATCAGGGTAAATTAAAAGGAACAGAAAAAAATATTTCAGCTAATAAAAGAGGTTTTGCCTTTTATAACGATACGGCTTTATTTGCTGCCATATCAAATACTACTGATGATATTACTTATGGTGCAAAAATTATATTAGTACCAACAACAAAAAGAAAAGTAAACAATGATTATAATGGTTCTCATGTATTCTTAGAACATGAGTTTGGGAAAATTGAAGCAGGTTCACCTATTCCTGTTGCAAGAAACATGACTGTAAATGATGGAGCTATACCTGCAAACTACATAAAAACAGGTATAGAGTATTTAAAACAAGGTAAAAAAGCAAATCCATCGTTCTTAACCTCGGAAGAAACTATAATCGGTGATTCAATAACTGCCGGTTTAGACTCAGCAACTTATAGCAGCGAACCGCCAAGAACAATAAATTATTATACTCCTAAGTTTGATTTAACCGATTCTAGTAAAATCAGGCTTGGTATATCTTATACTCCTGATTCTGCTAATACTGGGATAGAAAAACCATCAGATAAATCAGACGGAATAAAAAAGTATGCCGTAGGAGAGCCTGCCATAGATAGGTTTGAAATTGATAGATCAGTTAAAGATGCTATTACTAGTGGGATAGTATTTGAACAGAAATTAACGGAAGAAGCAGAATTAAAACTAGCTCTAACTGGTGAATACGGCAAATCTGCTGGTAAAATTAAGAAATTTGCCAATAAGGACGATAAAAATCCACTAGAGTATAAATTAAGCGACTTAAAAGCTTATAATATTGGTACTGAATTAAAGGTTGGTGATTTTAAGTATAATGCCTGTTATGGTTCTTTTGGTAAAAGTTTTACTTCAAAAGAGTTACATAAAGGTAACCGTAAGTCTCAATACTATAATGCAGGTATTGCCTATACTTATAATAAAGCTACGACAACTTCATTGTCATATTTTGCCTCAGAGCAGTTTAAAAATAAGGTGAACTCAGTAAAATTAGCAGTAAGTCACATACTTGCACCAGGACTTAAGCCTTACGCTGAAATCCATGCTTACACCCTTAAAGGCAAACCTGAATTCTATCCTAATTTAAAGGCAAGAAAAGTAAAAGGTACTGTAGCTCTTGTCGGTGTTAAGTTATCTATTTAACCTTCTTTAACCTATCCTTGAGGCAAGCTTACGGGGATAATTTAATCCCCGTAAGGGTCTAACAGCTCCTTTAATGTTCTTTTAGCTCTTTTTTTAGCCAGCATTTCATAAAACTTTTCAAGAGCATCTGTCCTTTCTTGATAGATGGAATTATCGACAGATATCTTTTGTGTGTTTTTAATTCGAGCTTGCCGTTTTTCTCTCTCTATTAACTTTAGTTTTACCTTGCTCATATATACAAGATTATGTTTTTTCATATAATGGTTTAAGACATTATATGACACTCCTAATTCTACGCATATTGCACCTTTTAAAGTTCTACCGCTATCTAGGAGTTTCTGGATATCGCTTGGTTTGTAATTTTCTTCAAGATACTTCAGGTTATTTGATGTTGGTTCGCTCATGATTAGTAGTAGAGATATTCTAAAACAAAACGCACCAACTTGAAAAAATCACTAACAAGTTGGCACGTTTAGGAAAAATGGTAATTTATGAAAAAAATCAAAACACAAGCCTCCCAGCTTGCTAGTTGAATGTAATTTAAATAATACCATAGGTCAATAAGGTTTTTATAGTGTTAAATTTCCAGAGCGTCCCTATAAAGCTGGATCAGGCTATCTTCTTCGGCGAGAGCATCCTTATCCTTTTTCCTAAGTTTAAGTACGTGCTTGATGATTTTAACGTCAAACCCCATAGATTTGGCTTCATTATAAGCATCTTTCAACAGATCGGCGGACTCTAAACGTTCCTCTTCTATGGTTTCTATTTTGCTAATAATTTGCTTTAGCTTACCTGCTTCTATAACTTCACTCATATTAAACTATGATTATTTTTTATTAACGGCATCTTTTAACTTCTGTCCAACCTTAAACTTTGGTTGATTATAGGCAGCTATTTTTATCCTTTCCCTACTTTTTGGATTAATACCATCTCTTGCTTCAACTTTATTGACACTAAAATGACCAAAACCAACGAGGACTATTTCCTTACCCTCTTCCAGAGCATTAATTACCGAGGAAGTAAATATATCAATAGCTTTTTCTGCTTCTTTTTTTGTGCATCCATGCTGACTTGCAATGTGGTCGATAAATTCGTGTTTATTCATTATTGTTACCTTTAAATTATGATTTTGAGATTATTTTAATTTTTCTATTTGCTGGATGGTTAAACCAGTAAATTCTACTATTTCTTCTATAGGTTTATTTTTTGTTAGCATAGCCTTGGCGATTTCTATATCCCTTTCAGCTTTCCCTTCAGCTTTTCCTTTAGCTTCAGCAGATATTATATAATCCCGACCCTTCATAGAATCCATGACGTAGCTATCGTAAACCTCTCTTTCCTGATTGGTCATTTTTAATATACTTAAACGCTGTGCTACTTTCTGCATGTAAGGAGACTTGAAGTCCTCTTTTACCTCAGAGTGTTTCATTAAATATAACCACTCGTCGATTTCCTCCTTTATGACATCATCAAATAAAGGAATTGAAACAATAAAATATTCAGGGAATATGTTATGAGCATCAAACGTATGCATCCCTCTATCTATTAAGTGAACGTCTATCGGATGCTTATGGTCTATCTCATGAAATATTACCTTACCGTGATGTAGCGGGGCTTTGGTATTTTCAAAAGGGAAGTATAGCAGGTTTATATGGAATACTTTCTTGATTTGCAAGTAATCCTGATTTGCCCCGAGATTATCAACGATTAGCCTTGAGGTATTAAATACGGCTTTGTTTAGAAACAAATCGGTATAAGCACGATCTATTTCTACTATATAATTGTTACCTTGTTCGTCTTCAACAATAACGTCTGCTATACTTCTTTTTAGATATCTACTTTCCTTATTGCTTTCGCCGTCAAGTAAGGCTCTAATCTTGACGGGCTTATATCCTTCTGACCCAAGTAGGGCGGAGATAAACCCTTCAACTATTTCATAATCGCCTTTATCTTTTAGCAGATACTTGATAGCGTAATCAAAGCTAATTAGCGTTTTTTCCATATAGATAAATAATTTAAATAGATAACTTCATGCCAACTAGAGCTACAGTACCTTTCACCTTTCTTGCTTTTAAATTAGGATAAAACTCAGGCTTACCTTTAAGAGTATAGGCATGTATTTCAGCATAAGGTTTTAGCCCTGGTGCAAGTATGTGGCTAATACCTAATTTTATCGAGTTTACTTTATTCTTGAATTTATCAGAAGCAAAATATTGTGAATAAATTGTTGTATCCTTATTATAAGTATAGGCAATACCTGCGTTGTAATAATAGGATTTATTACCCACCTTATGTAATTCTTTTGAAGTCAGGCTACTTCCAAAAGAGCCGTAGCAGGCATTATACTTAAAATCACCTATTTTTAATTCCCCGCCGATATTATAAGCTTTTAAGCCACTTAATTTATATTCTAGCGGGTTCTTATCGTCTTTATTAGCAAACTTCTTAATTTTACCTGTAGCTTTACCATATTCACCAGTTAGAGCCAGTTTTAATTCCCCTTTTTCCATTATTTTTTGTTCAAACACTAAACCACCAGTAATAGCATCCTTAACAGACTTATCAATTTCAAATCTGTCTAGCGTTGTTTCTTCAATTGCATATTTTGTTATGCCGTCTGATTTTACTGATGATTTATCTATGCCTGTATTAGCAGAATCAGGGGTATAGGATATACCAAATTGTAGTTTACTAGAATCGGTTAAATCAAATTTAGGAGTATAATAATTTATCGTTCTTGGAGGCTCGCTGCTATAAGTTGCTGAGTCTAAGCCAGCAGTTATGGAATCACCAAGGATGGTTTCCTCTGAAGTTAAGAAAGACGGACTAGCCTTTGTATTTTGTTTGAGGTATTCAGTACTGGTTTTTATATAGTTTACAGGTATAGCTCCATCATTGATGGTCATGTTTCTTGCAACTGGGATTGGTGAGCCTGCTTCAATTTTCCCAAACTCATGTTCTAAGAATACATGAGAACCATTATAATCATTGTTTACTTTTCTTTTTGTTGTAGGGACTAAGACAATCTTAGCACCATAAGTAATATCATTTGCCGTATTTGATATGTTAGCAACAAAAGCTGAGTTATTAAAAAAAGCCATGCCTTTTTTATTAGCTGATATATTCTTCTCTGCTCCTTTTAATTTCTCTTGCTTGCTAAACCCGCTTTCAAAGACGGCAAAAGCACCAAGTTTTACATTTAAATCCGATACTACAGGCACTGGATCGCTACCTAATGCCGTGCTGTTTGTAAGTAAAACGCCAAGTAATAGTGATATTTTTTTCATAATATTTTTTCCTTTTTAATTATTTAACTACCTATAACATAGACAAGAGGAGCGTTGAACTTAAAAAAGTCTAAGAAAATAAAAATTAAAAAGTAGTGTGTTATTTAGTTTATTTAATATTATGTTAATTTCATTCATTTTCTGTCGTATTTTTTACTTCTTCCTGGTCATCTATTAGCTTTTCTAAACCTGAAATTCTATCGTGTAAAAGATCGGTTACTTTCGCTAGTTTTTTTATTAATTGATCCTGAGTACTTATGCAATCAAACACTCCTTTTAGTATCCATAATATCAATATTATAAAACCAATAATTATTGTAATTAATAAATTCAGGAGCATAACCTATAACCTCTCTGTCTTCTTCGCTTTTTAATAGTATCTATAATTAGTTCTATATCCTGATTATCCTTGGAAGATACAACTTTGTAATTTCCTAAATTACCGCTTACTCTACCTCAACTACATATTACATCTATAGTCCCAAATAATGTGGGTTGGAATATTATTTTGTAGTATCTATTGTTCTTTATCCAAAACAGAGACATAAGTTAATCTTTTTTTAGGAAGTTTTGATACAGGTAATTTACGATGAACTAAATTGTCTCTTGCTATAAAATAATCATATTCACTAGTTACGACCCAATCCTTAGTTAAGGCATCTACATCTGACAAAAGACTATAATTTTCATGAATTACCCCACCTGTTTTATTAAAACTTAATCTCCTTAAACGATCAGTTCTTTTGTTTTTATAAATACAATAATCTTTACCCATCCTCTTAATAACGGCATCTCGTTCGTATACCATTTTTATTGCTTCTATGAAGTCCATTATTTACTCATATATGCTCGTAAAGACTTATGCACAAGTTCACTAAGAGTGATATCATTCTCTAGTGCATAACGCTTTATTTCCTTGTGAAAGCTCTTGTCAACTTTGACTACTAAATTAGCATCTTTATTATCTTCTAGTTGTTTAAGTGCTTTCTCTTTATTTATTGATGGACGACCGGTTTTTAGTGAACTCATAATATCTCTTTAATCTCATTTACTATATTTGTAATCTCATATATCGCTTCATTGTTAGTAGTGTCAAAAACAGATTGCCCTTCTGCTGCTGACTTGGCATAGGCAATTCTTTGAGATGTATAGCTTTTCATTATCGGCATGGAATATCCTTTTAAAGCTTCGGTTACTTCGCTACTTAAAGAAGTTGTTGATATTCTTCGGCTAATACAGAAATAAGCTTTTGGATTTCCATCAGTAATTTGTTGCCTATGTTTTATTACGTCTACCAGCTCTTCAGATGCCCATATATCGTATGGTGATGGTTGGACAGGTATAATGATTAAATCAGAACATTTTATAGCAGATACCGCCATATTGGTTAATTGCGGTGCGCCGTCAATGATAACCCAATCAAAATCATTGGCTATTTTCTTTACGTCTCTTTCAAGAGTTGGTCTGTCCATTCCTATAACAGCTATTTCACTATTACCTACTGCATGCCAATCTCTTGCAGAGCCTTGAGGGTCTGAATCAACAAGTAATACTTTTGAACCATTTAAGTGAAGGTTACTTGCTATATTCGTTGCAAGCGTAGTTTTACCCACACCGCCTTTTTGATTTAGTATGGAAACTATTTTCATATATATCTTTATAACTTTAGTTAAAGATATATATATCATATTACTTTAATATGTAAAGGTATTTTTATTTAATAAAATAAAGATATATGTTTTAAATATAATATATATATCATATAATATTAATATAAAGAAATAATTATTATTTTATTTTAAGAATAACTGGACTTTGATTGCACGTTCTACTTCTCGCATATCTTTACTAGAAATTTGACCAATTCTTTTGCCTAATCTCTCTATGCTTACTGTAGCTATTTGATGGGCTAAAGCCTTGCTTGTTTTACTATTAAGGTAAACTATAGCCTCGGATGAATAACATTGTGTGCTATTACTAGTTAAAGGAATTACTTGGACACGTTTTAATACTTTATTTGAATTGTCATTACTTATAATAACGGCTGGCCTAGTTTTGTTAATTTCTTCTCCAATAGAACTATTAAAACTGGCCCAGTATACTTCACCTCTCTTCGTATGCATCCCCAACTACCCACTCAATCCATTCGTAGGCCTCCCTCTCTGCTTCTTTATCTTTAGCCATCTCTATATATTCTTGCTCTAACTCCTTATTAAGAACATATGGTTTAACTAAATTTTCTATAAATTGGCTAATCTTTCCTCTACCTATTATTGAATGTAATTCATGATATACATTTTCATCTAAAGTAATTGTTAATTTTTTGTGCATAATAACCTCCTTAATACATATAATTATACGTATTATTTTACAAAAGTCAATGAAAATATTTTTTCAATTCTCCTCTTTGGGGTATCAGCAACATCTCTGTAAAAAACTTGCAAACAATGGGAATGACTATCGTTTTCAGTTATAATGAACATATAAAAAATACTTAAGCTAAATTAAGCAATTCTCATGCTCAAAGTAGAAGACACCTCTATAATTATGGCTTTAGATCTCGGCACTGTTACGGGATGGGCTATTAGAGAGAGACAAGGCAACATAACTTCTGGAACAGCTAGTTTTAAAACTGGAAGATTTGAAGGAGGCGGTATGTCATTTTTGCGTTTTAAACAATGGCTTACCGATTTTAAAAATACTTTGGGGGTTATTGATGCGGTTTATTTTGAAGAGGTAAGAGCACATAAAGGGGTAGATGCTGCACATAAATATGGGGGGTTTGTTGCTCATCTGACTAGCTGGTGCGAACACCACCAAATACCATATCAGGGCATACCTGTTGGAACGATAAAGAAACATATTACAGGCAAAGGAAATGCTCCTAAAGAAGCCGTAATAAATGCCGTAAGAAAAAAAGGTTTTAGCCCCTCTGATGATAACGAAGCTGATAGTCTGGCTTTGCTTGACTTTGTACTCAGTAATCAAAATGAGAAAATAAGTTATGCGTAAATTTAAAATGCTTACTGGTCTTATATTAATAATAATTAGCTTATTAGTGGCTTGTGATGATTTTTTTGCTCCAACTATTGAAATCTTTAACGAGATAATCACAACAACAAACGTAGAGCAAGAGCAGAAAAAAGAACAAAAAAATAATAATTTTTGATATTTAAAAATAATACTTACAAAGAGGAGTTAGAAAAATGAAACTATTTATAATAAACTTATTACTATTTTGTATATTTACAACTATTAATATACTAGTAGTTACTTACAATATAGAGCAACATTCAGTACATCCAAAGTTCGGTATTTATCCACAAAAAGCTTTTGGATGTGCACCTTGGGATAGTTGTACTTGTAAAAAATGATACCATGAAAAAACAATCTCATTCTTTTTCTCATGTAGTGCCAGAAAAAGAAAATATACAAAGATTAAGTTTTGATAATAGATTGCCAGTAAATCCTTCTGAGCAAGCAGAAGAATTACAGCAAGAAATAAATTTAAATATACCTAAAAAAACTTGCAGTAAAAAATGGTTAATCCTTGGCAGTACAATACTTGGTACTGGTGTTGGTCTTGCCATGATGCCTATCTTTAATGAAGAAGTAGAGCATTTAGAAAATTACGGGATTGATGTTCATGGTAATTCTACGTTTTTTACTATTTCAGCAATTAATACTTTAATTGTTGCTGGAGTTTCTACTGGTTTTTACTTTTATAATTATATATTTAATTCTAAAAAAGAAGAAGAATCAGAACTTAACAAGATTCAAAAAGGTGCTTTGGCTTTATGTAAAGTTGGTGGTTTTGTAGGTTCTTTAATCCCTGTTGGTATGTTGTGGAATATAGAACTAAACGATCAAAAAATAGAGGGAACGCATGGGTTTGATCAATTTATTGCTTGGGCAACATTTACATCCCTACCTTTAATATTTTTTAAAACACTTAATAATTTTGAACAAGTCAGTAAATATATTATGGGTAAATCTGATAATACAGATTTACCTAATCTCGGTAGTAAAATTACTGTTTATGGTCTATCTGGTATCTCACTAATAAGTAGGGGAATTAGTTTAACTTATATTTTTAATGAGTTTCAAAAACAATTAGGTGCTGATGAAAGTATCAGTTTACCAATTTCTATTATTACAGGTGGGGTCATAGGAAATATTACACTTGGATTGTCTGAGTATTCAAATTTAAAAAAGTTATTTAAAAATAATATAGACGGAAGTAATTATAAACAATTACTCCTTGGAATATCATCAGCATTAGAAGGTGGATGGTTTTCTTTACCTTTAATAACGCAAGGCCTTGAAGCTACAAAAGATTGGAACGCTCTTCTTAAAGGAGCTATTTTTGCTCCCTTTTTTCTATCCCATATGAACTCTGAAAGCTCGCATTTATATCATTCTATTTTGCCAGAGAATAACCATACCGAGCAACATGCAGACAATCAGTTAGCGTTAATGGGCGAAGAACAAGTAGTAGTTATTGAGTAAAAATATATGCCTGTTTTTTAGGCAACTACCGCATAACCCGATAAACTCAGTAAATTTATGCTTAATACACGAAGTTATTCAGAATTTTTGTGGATAAGGTCAGTGTTAAACAATTTACCTAATTCTTTACCGATAAGATCTCCTTCCATCATATCTTCTGCAAACATTCTTCCTTCATAGGCGAAATTCCAACCAGCTTGTTTATATAATCTAGGTTCTTCTTCTTTTGATAATTCGTAATATTCCTTAATATCTTCGTCAGTAACATTTATTATTGCTTTTAATACTATGGATTTTGCAAATCTTTCCTCTCCTATATAACTTACAAGTAAAATCAGAGCGTCAATTTGATTCTGATCTAATCTCTCTCTTTGTGTTTCTGGTAAATATTTTTCTAATACTTCTTTTGTTTCAGATAAGTTTATATTTATTTTAAACCTTTCCTGTAATTCTTTTCCTTTTTCTCCTAAAAACATAATTCTACTCTTGTTTATTTTTAATTAACTTTTAGTATAAAAATAACTTAACAAAAAATTCTCGCCGTTGTATACAGCTCTAACTTCTATATTTTTCGGTAATATTTGCTTATACCTATTATTTATTGAGTCATAAGGATAGTATAATAATACCCCCTGGCTTATACTTGCATCATCAACTCTAATTTTATATCCTGTTGTAGAACCTAACAAATTATAGTCTGTGTTAGGTATAAAACATACTTCCATATTCTTTTTTAGCTCAGTAACAGGAAGTCCATAACTTGTTTTTAAATAAATTACCGTGCTAATTGACGATTCTTCAACCTTATTTACATCAAAAAAGTTACTAGTTTTTATAGTGTTGTTAACGTGGTTACATAGATTAGCAACACTTATCTTTCTATCATTTGATTCCAAATAACCTCCTTGTGGACCTATTCGTCTTATAGGTAAAAGATCGCTGGAGGTAATTGTGTCGTAATAAACCTCTAATTGAGGTATAATGTTACTAGCTAATTGATAATATTTAATTTTTTTATTATTACTCTCATCTTTTTTTCTAATTATTAATAAATCTCCTGCATCAACTATTGTTGAATCATCAAAAAAATTTAAACCTGTAAAAATGTCGGAAATAGAACTTATAATAAAGTCTGTACCATTATATATCGTTCTAATTTCTAAATCTTTTTTAAGTTCTTTAGCAACTGATGAATCGTTATATAATAATATTCCTGAGTCTATACTTATATTGTCTACTCTAATTTTAAATTTCTTATCTGTTAGACGATCCTGATCAGAAATAAAACATATTTCCATATTCTTTTTTAATTCAGTAAGAGGAAGTCCATAACTTGTTTTTAAAGCAATTAATACACTCACACTAGAATCTGTAAAAGAAACTACGTCAAAAACGTTGCTTGTCTTTATAGTGTCGTTAACGCTAGAATATAAGTTTTTGAATTGTACTTTTACTTCCTCTGGACTATAGACATCAGAACTATTAATCCTGCGCATAATAAATGCGTCTGTTGCATTAATAGGGTTATAGTCATAGGTTAATTGAGGAAGAATATTTTTAACCAACTTAGAATATCTAATTTTACCATCGCTGTTACTGCCACTTCTTCTAATTAAAAATAAGTCATTTGTGTTTGGACTTTCTTCTAGTGATTCTAAGTTAGGTAACTGAATTTTACTCATTTTAATTGCTCCATAATATTAAGACGAATTCCCATTTTATACCGATTTTAATAGCTAATTCATCCGTGCCGACACCGTAAATATCTTCTTGTGCAGTTGCAGGATTTGGTAAACTATTTCGATTACTTACCTTTGGAAACTTCTTGTTGTAATACATATCGTAATTTATGTATGCACCGTGCTTTAATGTAACTGCCAATGTGTCACCGTTTACATTAACTTGGAGCATATTTTGGGATTTCTTATCGACAGTATAATCATAAATCTCACTATATGTTTCGTCGAAAATATTAAGTTGATTCAGTCTAATAACTATAATCCCAAAAGCGACACCTACGGGTTTTGTTGTTAAAATTATTTCTTTCATAATTTTGATTGTATCAATTCCAATATCGGTTCTAACTTCAATAAAAAAATAACTATAACTAGTTTCTATAAGACGTATTTGGCTAATATCCTTTACAAAAAATAATACCAGGTTAATAATATCTTCGGGAGTACCACAAGAGTTATTTTGCATAATCTTTCTTAAGATGCCAAATCGATATTCTGCGTCCATTCTAGACTTTCTTGCTTCGTTTACTATCTCTCCAATTATATCTAGAGTTTTTCCTTCAGCTGTAAATACTCCCATCCGATCAAACAAGTAGAATAAAGCATCTTCTATTTCTTGCAGTTTTATTGTCAGAGCAGATAGTAATTTGACGAAATTATAACTTTCTTTATCCTGTTGTACTAATCTGCTATTTGCTAGTTCAACATGATTTTTTATATATTGTAAACTCATGAAGTAGTTACTTTTATTTTTGATATATCACTAACAATAATCTCATGGCTATCTATAGTAATGTTTGCTGCAGTTTTTGTAACAATTGTTGCATCTGGATCATCACTTTTTCCAAGTAGTATGGAGGCAGTTAATATCCCGCTTTGTTTATAAATAATACCAAAGAATGTCTGATAAATTAAAGGCTCACCAAGCGTTAATGATAAGATTTCATTTATAATCTCTAACGTTATTATATCAATTGAAGCTATAGTAAAGGTGCTATCTGTTGTAAGAATAATATCGATAAAAGCATATATATTTTTAGCTCTATTAAACTTTACTATCTGAGGTTTGTTGGTCGTATCAGTAATAGTGAATGGTACCTCACCTACAGAAGCAATACCTATAGGCTTATACATCCATATCGTCTTTGCGATGTCTTCATCACTTCCTCCGTTAACTGTTACTAAAAAACTATGAGGAGTAAGTATCCCTTGAGTTTGGTCAGTGATATTTTCTTCGACTAATACAGCACTAACGTCCTTAAGGTTTAAAAGTTTTGCTTCAAGTGATTTCAGTGTACCTCGTCCAGGTAAAGATAATGATATCTTTCTTCGCTCTCGCAAGTCATAATCAGTTTCATCATCTCTACCAGTAACTCCAGCGGCATTATTATTAATTGATATCCACCCTGGAACTAGAGTCTTGATTTTATTCAAACTATAAGGAGGAATAGGAATACTACCTTTTGTTTCTGATATAAACTTACCGTTAGTAGTAGTATTTATGATGGTTATTCCGCTACTTACATAAGTTGCAAGGCTAGTCACATAAGATGTAGATTTTATATTTAAGTTGCTATCCGTAACATCAACCGTCAGAATTTCTTTTAAAATCGAGTTCTGATCTATTAAAGCTTTTAAAGCGGTTGCTATAGTAACCGTTGTATCTTGCAGTTTCTTTGTATAAGACAATACTACGGCGTTAATTGTTAAACTATACTCTGACATAGTAGTATCTGTTACACTTAAAAATATACCGACACATGATTCGTTGCTGACAACAATCTCAGTAGATAGTAAAAAGTTATTGTCCTTATTTTCTATATAAGCAATACTTCCTTCTGGGATAGTAGTATAGTTCTCAGCTGTGATTTGAGCAGTAACATAACTATAATTACCTTCAAGGCGCTTTAATCCAATAAATCCTACTTGGTTATCTAAACTAACCCCAGTAGCAGCTGATGGAGACATGCTATCGTATAAGGAGCTAACAGCTTGCCAAATTAAAGCTTCTCGTTCTGCAAAAATATTAACAATATTTGAGATAACAGTATTATCATCAAAATTAAGCGACCCTAAATTAGATATAAGTTCTTCTTGCAGTTCTTTTGTTATTACCTCAAAAGGTTTAGGAGCAAACCCTTGAGACGTTAATCCATAATCGCTCATATAGTAATATCTATATCGTTGTCTAAAGTGTCTTTTATACTCATATTAATTGTAAGCGTTCTGTTTGGATTATCAAAAGCTATATTAAACTCTTTGACATCAGCTACGCCTTTTACTTCTCTTATAGCATTTATAAAAATAGCCTGAATCGTATCAATGGAATTTTTAGTACCTAGAATATCATTATAATAAGGCATCCCAAGGTCGCTATCAAGGAAATACTCCCCTTTAAATAATAGCAAAGCCCTTTTTACCCTTTGGGCTACAACGCTTGTTTCATCAGTTAGTTTTAAGTCAAAATCAATAATTGCTAAATCATGACCGCCTGTTAGTAATATATCGTGTTTCATCATTTTGCAGTTCCTGTTGGTACTGGATTTGGTGCTGGTTCAAGAGCTGGTATATAATCGTGAGTATGCAGGCTCAAATCTATACCGCTTTTTGTCTTTACGGTATTACCTGTTAAGACTGCAGAGCAAGTAGCATTACCTTTTAATTCTGAAGTTCCAGTTATTTCAATATTTCCATCAATTTTCATATTACCTTTTTGAGTAAAAGTAGGAGTTTCTGTGTTGATAGTTCCGCTTGCTTTAATACTGGCATTTTTTGTTTCTATATTAGCACTTTCACTGGCCTTAATGCTAGCAACTTTGCACTCGATATTTGTAGCTTCTGTTGTTTTTATATTAGCATTCTTACAGTTAATTATAACATTTTCAGTCTTGATATTCACCTCTTTAGCATTATGAATGTCAATTATTCCGCCTGGTTTTAGCCTAATCTTTGAATCTGAAAACTGAAGTAGCACGTCCTCGTTATTCTCGGCGGCCGAGACTTTGCTAAAAGGATTAAGCCCGATAATTGCCACTGCATCGCTTAAATGATGAACTCGCCTGCTTTGTGGTACTCCTCCAGATGAACCAAGTAACCAGCTTCTTGCATCTCTATCTAAAAACACAATCAGACATCCATCACCTACTTTTACTGGCATTGTTATTGATGCTCCTCCGCTTCTTGGAAAGATAACTGGTACTCCTGAAATCATAGGATAATCGCTATAACTTCCGTCAAAATATAATTCCTTAATATCAATTTGCACATCTGCTGCTTGCGTCTTAAAATCATATTTTTTGATGATAGCAGGCATTGCTACACGTAAATTAGCAGCTATCTTTTTTTGCAATGCTTCTATAATCTCGCTCATAAGCCGTAAATCTCCAGACTGGAATACCAGTCATTTCCTCGTATGTCGCCATTGTGGGTTATTTTTTGTACTTCAAATAATCCATTTATATCCTGACTTTGTAGGCGTATTACATCGTGAATCTGTAATTTAGGTTGTAGTAAACATTGCACTGATCTGGATTTTTTGCTCATTTTTGTTATTTCTGACTTCTCTAGTTTTTTTGAGACTTTCTTTACTGATTCAGGATGTAGGATTAATCCTGTTTCAGGTGAAAGTAACAATACTTCTCTTTTGGTAGATGATTTATCACCTTTAATAAAGATAATGCCGTTCTGCATTGACCAACTAAAATTAAAATTTACTGCCAAGTTATTCATAACATAATCAAGAGAGCCGACGTCGCTATAACCAGTTGTTATTACTTTATTTTCGTCAATGTCTATGGTTTTAAATTGCTTCCCAGTCTGTTTTGTAATCTCTTGCAGAATTGTAGAGAGTTTTAAATTGGTATCATAGCCGTAGCCAAAGCTTACTGGTTTAGTTCTGGTAGTTCTTATACCTTCTGCCAAGTACATTTCAGTTACTACTTCCGTTTTATCTCTATTATGTTTTATCTTTGAAATATCCCCCTGTCCTATTTCAATTAATCCCTCATTTTTGGAATATCCTGCTAATATCCTACATATTGATTCTTCTTCCGTAATCATTCTCCTAGTATCTGGAGCAAGATTATAAATCTCAATTTTTGCCATGTTTTCTTTAGGTTTGGCGGATTTAATAATTTCAAACTTGATCTTGCAGTTTTCAATCGTAATACGTGCCTTATTTTCTATTATGATTTTACAAACTCTATCGAAGTAAAACACGGGAATTAACTTTTCAAATTATTAATATCTTCAGGCGTTAGATGGACAAGTTTTACACTTCCACTTACCATATTATCATAATTAATTTCCTTGATTATATCTTCATCAGTGATAGGAATTAGCATGCAATCAGGTTTGTTTGCCAAGTAACAGTATTCTAGCACGTCAAACCCTAGCACCAGCTTTTTATGTTGTACAAGTAACGTATCATCTTCTGTTCTGATGCTTACATACCAGCTATCACTCCGCAGATGGTAGTATGCCTCTAGTGTATAATATTTTTCAGTAACCCCAAGTACTACCTGCGTTTTAAAGCAATAACCTGCAAACCATTGTATATAATTTAATGAGTTGATTTTTGGCATTATTTTACGATACTTAAAAAAAACTTTTTACTTTATCAACGAAACTTGCTGCAACACTAGTACCTTTTTCAGATATACCCTTATCCTGCATAGGACTTGCAATAGCACTTACATTTGCATCTTTATAGCTGGTATAAAAAGACTTTCTAACGGTAGCAAACCTTACCTGTACTAGTTCTGCTGAAAATTCTAACCTCTGGCCAGTATTGACATCATTATTAAAACTAATACTCTCAATAGCCATATCCTTAAAAACATTAAGCTTAGTTACAACATTAAGCAGCGCTCGATTTTCATATAAACTGGTTAATAACTGATAAGCCTGCACGCTGGGTTTGGCGGATTTTTGAAAAGGTAAAAACGAATTAATACTATTTATAATCTTATCAACAGAGTTATTCTGTAGCGGAGTCTCAAGGATACCGAATATTTTAATCGGACTATCTGTAATATACCCTTCTATTTTTACTTTAAGAGGATTTTTAAAAATATGATCACTTATAGCTTCCTTAGTCTCAATAGGATGCTCGGTAATGGTAGAACTTAAAGTAATTACTTCGGTTAAGCAGCTATCCAATACTAAATCACCGATCTTTGTCTTGTTATTATTACCAAAAAATAATGATTCGGCAGTTCCAAGAAGATTAGATGCTCTAAATAAAGATGTAATAATTGATGCCATCTATTGGTACGCTCCAATTGCTGCGAGTAGCTTTTCCGTTTCAAATTCCTGATGTTTTTCAAGTTCTCTTTTTACTAGATCAGTTATTACTTTGGCTTGCTCTTGCGATGTACCTACTGGAACAGTTATATTCATATTAAACGAGTTTTTCTGCGTTATGTTATTATGATTGTTTTTTTGATTGGTACTATGCATTATACTAGGGGAAGTAGCTAGCTCCTCGGGAGAATAAGACGGCATACTAAAGACTTTTGCCGATTTAGGAATATACCCCGCTGGCAAGTCCATGCTTTTGATTCTTTTTTCAATATCAAAGAAGTCCTTTATATTATCCTTAAGTTCTACACCGAGTTTCCAAGTTTTATTTGGAAGAGATAACAGGCCATCTTTTGCTTTTATTATCCATTCCCACATAAACTTGAGTGCCTCTACTACTTCATTAATTCGATCTTTACAAAACTCCCAAGCATCGCTTTTTAAAAATCTGTTAATTAAACTATCACCACCTTTAATGGTAACATAAATCTCATCTACAAGCAGAACTAGTACTGCAATAATAGCGGTAATAATTGCTGTTATGGGATTACTTAACATTGCTACAGTAAACGCTCTAAAAGCAATTACTGCTGCCCAGATACTACTTGCAACTCCTGCAAACCAAACAGCTATTCCAATTCCAATAACAGCAGTAATTAAGTATTTCCATCCGACAGTAGCCGATATAAGCATATCAAATATACCGATGATACGACTGATTATTGGAACAAGTAGTTTAAATACGTCTGTGGCAGTTTCTATAGCTCCTTTAAGTTTACCTTGTATTAAATCCTTATTTATAACCATCCATCGCTTAAAGGATACCACTACTTCATTAACAGCAGGTAACATATCGATTACAAAAGAATTACGTAAGTTCCTGCTAATAGCAGCAGTAGTCTTAAGGCTTGCATTAAATTTATCAACTTCAGCAATTTGCCTTGGAGAAAAAGTAGAGCCGTTTTCATTCTCTCCTTTCTTATAACTATCAACATCTTTTAGAGTAGACCGAATAGCTAAACCAAAACCTCCTGTGATAGCTGCTCCAGCTAGTGCTACCCTGCGGGAAGCGGTAATTATACCTGACCTCCAGCTTGCAAAGCGATTTCTAGCCTCTAGCCTCTGCTCTTCTCTTAGCTGCTGTTGCTTTTCTAGATGTTTTTGTCTTTCTTCTCTTCTTGCTTCATTTATTGCCTGCTTTTCCAGCTTGTTAAGCTCAAGAATCTCGTTTCTTTCTTCTTTAGAGAGATTTGCTAACTCCTCTCTATAGGCTTTCATTTGCGCAAATTTGATATCTGATACACCGAGCCGTTCTGCTACGTTCTCCCTTAAACCGGTCATCTTGTTTTTGGCATCATCTACAACCTGCGAGAACTTATTTAATTTACTCTCGTCAATGTCAAAACCCAGTTTTATCAGTAATTCTCTAGCTATCATTTTTGTATTTTTTTGTATGCTTCAGCTTCGACGTAAGCCTTCATGTCAAGAAGGGCATTTGCTTTCATGACATCGTCAAGAGACATTAAGCTACACACTTCTGTATAGGTTACTAACCCCTCTAAGATCGGTCGCCAAATGATTAATTCTTCTGCTAAATCTTGATCTAATCGCTCAAAGAAGTTGGAGCTTGAACATCCGCTGTTATTTCCGCTTCTTTGCTTATCTGTTCGCTGGTATCTTTTTTTTTATTTTTAAACAGATCAAAAAACTCACTAAAATTACATTCTAAAACAAATTGCAGAGCCCCAATTAATTCCAGATAATTATTCTGATAAATCCTATCAAAACTATTTTTATTAATTACTTCTTCATCTCTAATAGTGCTTGCAAGTAACTCAAGAATAAAATCACCATTCTCATCTATCGCAATTAGTTCATCAATAACTTTGGAAAAGTTGATTTCATTATCAAGCAATCTAGAACTATCAGATGGCACAACTCCGCCAAATGCTGTGCTAAATAGCTTGGCTATTTTCCTGGCAATCTTATATCCTTGCATAGCAGGGAATAAAGTACAATCGTATCTATGTCCTGCTAGAATCTTGTTTCTTGTTTCTATCATTATTTAACTCCGCCGATGAAGTTATTAATAGACGTCGCTCTAATTAACCATTCACGGTTCTTATTATCGTTGCCGAAGGAGGTAGTGGGTACTTGCTCAACATAACTACTCGTACTTGAAAATAAAGTAGTTCCGTTAGGATCTTTAATCATTACTGGAAAAGTACCGCTGTTATTAATTCTATCAGCTTCAACGTAAGCGCTTAAGACATCGTTTGAAGGTGAACTTTGAGTTAAGGTAATAGTTATCTTAGCCATGTTCTTATTTACTCTAAACCTCGTTACATTACCATGTATGTCAGTAGTAGCATTATATTGCGGTTCTTCTATATCTATACTGATCATAGTATCCTCAGCAAAGCCGTTTATCGGCGTAACACCAAATACTACGCTTAACTGATGCGGGTCATACACTTTACTGCTCATATCTTTTTACTCTTTTATTTATAACTTAATCTTTAGTAATTCTTAAAATATCATTCATCTATGCTCTTAATTGTAAGTCTATTTGTATATCCTGATTTGGAGCTGCAGCTAGTCCTATATCTACCTGATACCAATCAAGAAGTAATTGGTTCATTAATGCTAAAGGAAAGGAAGTAATAAAGATATCAGTAACTTGTATCGGATTACCAGTATTAGGAAACCTAGCTTGAAATACTATATTATGATTAGCTCCAGCTATTGTTACTGGTACTGTTACCTGATATATACCAGCGACACCAGCAGGAAGTGCTCCTCCTACGAGTACTGGTATTGGTGCTGGTGCTCCTGGCGCTGGTACTGCTCCTGTTGCTGACGTTCCTGCTACTAATTCCCAAGGATTAACACCACCTACAAATGCCAATTGTTGATTTGCTGCTGGTGGTATTGGAGGCAATAATATATCATTTCTTAATCTAGCAGTTATGTTACCTGCTCCCGGATTTACCGTGTCTAACTGGTCAGCCTGATGCATTATATAGTTAAACAATAGGTTGTTTTCTAATCTTGTTAAAGTATCAAGTACTCTACGTGTAGCAGCAGGGATTACTCCTAAACCACCTAAAGTTGTATAATCATATCTATAATAAATATTATTACCGATAGCATCATGAGCTGTTATTAACAATGACCATAATCTCCTTGTAGCATCAACAACGCCTCTAGGAGCCATAGGCATTCTGTCTCTAATATTGGGAAAATCATATACATCATTACTAATACTTGTGTACCCATTATTGGCATTAAACATAGCTAAATCAACAAACATAGCATTAGTAATTAATGCTGCTGGTTCTCTTATACATTCTAATCGATACAAATCTCTAAAAATTCTTACAAGTTCTTGTTCATCAGCGTTTATTAGGTTAATTCCTCTAAAAACGTTTCTCAACAGAGTAAAAGCATCCCTGTTATTGATGTCATCAGCATAAGGTCCCCAACTTCCTACTTCGGTTCCTTCAAAATTTCCTCCTTTTTGTAAGTGCATAGTAGTTGATGGACCTTGATTAGGGATACTAGCTTTAAGAGTTCTATTATATCTGGCACCTGCATTTCCTCTAAGCTCTCTTACTGCTCTAATATTTTGTCTTGCTAGTAGCTTATGAATATAATGTACAACATTTAATTCATCAAAAAAATTCATAGGGGGGTTAAGAGCAGGAATAATAGCATGATTGATTGCATAATCATTGTAAAGATTATGTATATCAAGAGCAGAAACATCCTCGTCATCTACTGGAAGAGCACCTGCTGCAGCTGCTCCTAATGCTGTACCTCCATTCGCAACCGTAGCTCCACGTTGGTTGTTATTATTTCCTGCTGGTGCTGCTATAAAATTAATATAGTCTGCAGCAGTCGGTAAAACAGCGGGAACTAGTGGTGGTCCTACAACAGCAGGAACCATCACTACACCAAACTCATTATTTGCAATGATTAAATCAATATTATCATGATTTCTAGGAGCTGGAAAAGATACTCCATTATTACTAAAAGGAAACAAACAATCATATTTAGAAAACAGCTTTAGATGTTCTGGAGTTGCAATTGGTCCTATTGGACCAAGTACTGTAGCATCAGCATGCTCTCTATGAGTAAGTGCATATAAAGCAACTGTACGTAATAATACTGAAGCAGCTTGTACTCCAATAACTCCAATAGGAGTTTGTAAAGTACCATTATTAAATGCTATTGTTGCAAGTATTCCTCCTGCTGGAACTCTCCGTAAATAATTATGTAATGCCACGTTTACTCTCCATAATGCTCAAGAAAACTTATAATTTCTCCAGATACTTCGATTCCTACAGCGCTATTTAAATCTGTATAAATAGCATCTTTTAAACTATTACCTATACCTAAATCTATTGCTTTCTCTTTTAAAATCATATACATAGCTGCAGTAATATTTTTTAAAACATCACTTATTTCTTCTGGTGTTTCATAACATTCTGCATTAGTACTAAATACATTACCTTTTATATACTCATTTAAATCAACTTTATCTTTGATAAAAGCCTCAATAACTTGTTTTAATGAATAATAAGTATCATTTGTTGGATCCACGTTATTTAAATAAGCTTTACACTTATCATAGAAGCTAGCATCTGACTTGATTTTCTGTTCTTCTTCCATTTGAATTTCCTCTTGAACGTGTTCTTTGCCTGAGTATATATTTGTAACATCAAAAAGTTTTTGACGTTTTGTTGTAACATCAGACTCTCCCGGACTTACTCTCTTGCTTGGTATTATTTCTGTCATACTTTTCTTATTTTCTATTATTGTTACTGGGTCTGTTTGCGTTGACGCATCTTTCTTTATAATTTCTCTTAAGGTATCTATTATTGCTTTCATTATTTACTTACTAACTATCCAAAGATATTAAACTGATACTGTACCTTGGACAATTATTTTATGTATTGCCCCGCTGAGCCTTGCTTCAAAACTTACATCTGGTAATGTGCGACTACTTCTAGCACTTAAGCTAATATCCCTAATATCCGGTACTTCTACTTTTATTGAGCTTCCGTCTATTATTTCTCTTGATACTGCTTCGTTGAGGCTATTCCTTACCATACTTTCAATAATTGCTATTCCTTGATTAGTAAAAGGTATTTTATCTGATGATACTAAAGCAGTTGCTATTTTACCTTTTATATTATTTACCAGCCAATCTAATCCTTGTACAATATCTATGTACTCTCCTTTTGTAGTCTTACCTTCCAGTACTATGCCAACTCCACCAATTGAGGCAAAGTAATTACCGTTTTTATTTGTAATTATCTTTCGATTATCCGTTGTTAAACTTGATACTCCAACTCCATTTAGTGATTTATAAGCCCAAGTAGCCGAACCTGCTTTCTTACCAAACATTAATCCAAACCATGCGCTTTCCGGATATTCAAGATCAGCAGCTCCGTTATAGATTACAAAGCTTCTAAATTTATTAAGTTCTTTTAACTGATATAAAATACTATCTTTATCATCGGCACTTAGTATCTTACTATTATTACTAGATATCCCAAATATCTTCTCTTCTACTTCAACTAATTCAGATATAGCTAATTGATCTTCTACTTTTTTACTGGTAATAACTACACCGTAAAAATCTGTAGTAGCTAATAATATTTTAGTAAAACCTTCAGCAAAACTCTCTGTTCCTAAACATTGACCTATAAGTATTTCAGGTAGTTTTAGATCCTGACTGAAAGCAAGTTTTGCGCATCTATATTCTGGTGTATTTATTTCATAATCACTTAATACTTCTGCTATACTTCCGTAAGATACTATCCTTTTTACTTCTGTTTTTTTACTATTACTATTACCAAGAATTAATAATCTATTTAAACCTGCATAAGTAATACCTAAAGTATCTTTTTTTATAACTATCTGAACGATATCGTCGATTAAACTCATTATATACCTCTTACTTTAACACCGATCTTATATTTCTTTAGGGATTATAAATTCGGTATTGTTAACCATATTTTTTATTTGTACTTTCTCAATTATACCGACATTATCCTCAGTCGTTTTATTAAAAGCGATTTCTAGTTCTAAAATAGCTCTACTTTCCATCTGCTCATTTAGCATTACCGGTAGAGCCGTAATGTTCTTCAACACTCTATGCAGGGCTATCTTTCCTTTAAATATGCTATTTTGTAGCTCAGTATTAAAAGCATTATACAATAACCCAAGTAAATCTTCAGCTTCATGTAAGGTATCGCTAAAAGCGATAAAACTAGCTGTCATAACCATAGAAGTCATAATTTCTTGTCCTCCACTCGTATCTGTTACTCTAATAATAGGAGTACCGACGTTTTTAAAATTAGCTAAAGATATTGTAATAAAAGGCTTTTTAGGCCTTGGGCTACTCTGATTAGCAAATATTATCCTTCCTTCAGGTAATACTGTTACTGCCGCTAAGGCAAAATCGTATATATTACTATATAGTTGACTAATTAGCATCTACATTCTCCCTTACTACTAAAACCTCATAATGAGCAGTAGGATATTTTAAGTTCTGATGAGCCGTAACTCTTATTACCTGATATCTTTCCTCCTCGATCATAACTACATCTGGTTTGCTGTTATTTACTTTTGAAGTTTCCAATTTTGTATTAGTAAATAAAGTGTAACTTTCTTTAGTGCGTTCCCCTTCTGGCAAAGTTTGCATTATTTCGGCATCAGTAGCTTGAACGCTTGCCTTAATTATAATTGAAGTGTTAGCTCCGTCTTGCCATATGCCATTAGTATATTGTCCTTGACCTATTCTATAGACACTTAAATCCCTTCTAAAAACATCAAACATTTAATTTTCTACTTTATAAGTGATACTTGTCTTCATTATTCCCGTATCAATAAGGGTCTTACTGCTACCCTTTCTTTTTATTGTAGCTTCTGACAAAGAAGGCGGAATATTACTATCTATTTTATCCTTGATATCATTAACCATTTGTTCACCTATAAAGGCTATTTTTTCTGCAACATCAAAGTCTCCTTCAATTACACTACTTACAATTTTATCAAGAGCTTTATTCCACTCGCTCTCCTTTTCATCATAAGTACTCCGCATAAACGAACGCTCTGGAATCTTACTTGTCCCGTATTCATTAGCTATTGCGTAATCTACTATTAAAGTACCAGTCTTTGCATTTTTCCCAGCACCCTCATGAATACCGACCTTGATTTCTTTGTTCTTTAAGCTCATTAGAGCTTTTTTTATAGCTAGAAACCCCTTATCAGTATCTTTTATCTTCATACTCGCCTTGTAAAAGCCGTTATCGAATACTGCCTTACCAATTCTTTATAAGCTCTGCCATACGCGGAATAATCATACTCATCGGAAACGTTACCAGAGGCATAAGTAATAGACAAACCGCCTTCTTTTACTGAAGTTACCTGACCTCCTGCTCCTTTCCTTTTTAGCGCTAAATCTACTTTATGAGCCGCTAAATAGAGTATTATTTCCTCTCTTATCGGTGATATCAATTCCCTGCTGATAAAACTATCTGCAAAATCAATATGGCTCTTTATGATTTCTTCCGAGCTTCCATCTTTAAACTCGGGAGCTATTGCGTAAAATCTATTTAACACCTCTAAAGAGTCACTTAGAGCCATATATTCTTCCTATTTTAAGAAAGATTAGATATCACCATAATGCTTTTCGGCATTCTTATAACAATACCGCCGTGTCTTGCGCTACAATAAACTCTATACTCATAACCTACTGCTTGCGGCGGTCTTGGCGTATAATAATCGGCTACTATATGCTCTATGTAGTCAGAATCTCTTTTATAAAGTATTGCAGTTTCTTTACTATTTCCACCAAGCCAGGACGGCGCTAGTTCAGGAGTCATATTAATACTGATATTATTCATAGTACTAAAGACCTCTCCAACCGGAGCATTGCTAAAATTATTTAAAATAGCGAGCTTCATTTTAGCGTAAAGCTTCGGAGATAGTAGCAAAGTATCAGGTAAAATATTTCCTTTTGTAGTATCTAAATAATTGGTATAAGCGGTCGTTAAATCCGTCATAATATCATTTGCGGTAGTAGTATTTAAGACCCAATCTTTAGCTACGTTATAGCTTTGTAGAAGTGCTTTATTTGCCGTAGATAAAAGACCGGGCAGACCAACCGCAGTATTGCCAAGAAAACATGTTTTATTCATTATCTCTGCCATTGCTCTTTGTGCTTGACTAGATAACTTATTGATAACATTTAGCCTTGCATGTCTTTCACTGATTGCTACATCTGCATCGCAGTAACAATAAGCTATGACGATATCTTCCAATTTTTGCAAATATTTTTGTTCAGCATAATTTACAAATGGCACATCAGTTGTCTTTCCAGCTTTCACGCCTTTATAAGCAGCAGTTCCGGTTGAATCTCCCATGTTGTATTGATAGACTGTAGCCGTTTTATCAATAGTTGCTTGAGGAAATCTAGCAAAGGATGATAGAGGAGTTTTTAAATAATCAAAAGTCTTTGGGTCGTAAGCTATTAAATCTTCCGTAAATACTTGATAATCCATAGCATCTAGCTTTCTACTTGTAGTAATACCAGCAGACAAACTATCGGAACGTATAACTATATTGTGTGTAAGCATTTTTTACCTATATCTTTTTTAGTTTACTTTAGTCTTTTAGATCATTTGCTATCTTGCGAGGAACGCCTCTCATCTAAAAGACTTTTTCTTGTTTAAGCTAATGTAGTAAGCGGACTATTAGTATCTGCATCAGCAATTTGAAGCGGGACTAGTCCATTAACCGCTGGACCTACCGTATAACCAATAACCACACCCCTACCTTTTGTTGTAGCACCGACATAAAATGGGTCTTTTGTGGAAGTAGTATCTACAGAAGTTAACGCTATCCTATTAAGATTTACTCCGCTAACAGCAGCAACTGGAAGAGAAACACAAACCCACGCAAGACTTCCCCCTGTAGTTTGAAGAGTAGCAGGAGTACCGCTTATGGCAGTATTATCGAAACCTACAACAACCCTACCGCTTTTCATAATACTGACCATAGCTCCTTTTGGATAAGAACCAACGGTGTTAGTCACTGTAGTAGGGGGAGCAGTGGATATATCGCTACCCGCATTTTGATAATTAGTACGAAGTGCTATCCCGTGAAAATTAGTGTTACTAGAGCTAGTACCAGTCATATTAGCAACCGTACCTTTATCAAAATCAATCGTAACAGGTTGACCGAATTTAATCTCTTCGCTTGCAGGATAAGATATCACTTGAGACATTGAACTATCATACTGCTGTCCAAGTAAAAAACTATCTGATGTAAGAGCAGTCGAAAAATCTAATTGCATAATTTTATACCTTTATTAATGAGTTTTATTAGATACATCCGCTTGCATCTTATTGATGCTTGAAGCAATATCCATTGTACTTGCAGGTTCTTTGCGAACTGAATCGGTCATTTTGGCTAAAGCCGCAAGCATTTTTGCTGAATCGTTTTTAGCTTGCGGCAATGCTAACTGACCGAACTGGGCTTCAAATAAACCCTTAACATATTCATCGCTCCGCCCTGCAAAGTCATATTTTTTATCTCTCATGCCAAGTGCATATTCCATGATTTCTCTGTCGGTATGCTTAGCATAAGCAAACACATCATCACCCAAAGCTTTGGCAGCACCGAGTATTAAACACACTCTATCTATCACTTTTTGAGTTATATTTTCATCACTTGCTTTTACCTTATACTCTTCTAAAGCTTCATCCTTTTTCTTGCAAAGCTGTTGCAGCGAATCATGTTTGATTTTCCAATTATCCCTCTCACTTTCCACTAGTTTTTTTTCAGCAACTAGTGCATCATAACGAGCTACTTTTACTTCTAATTCCTTGTCCAGATGCTGGGTTTTGTCGTCTTGATTAGACATATTATTCTCCTCTAAGTTTAAATTTTCTTTAAAAATACATTCAGCTACATGTTTGTAATTCTCTGAATCTAGCCTGAATCTAGCTTCTCTTCCTGCTCTTCCAAGCGGAACTGCAGCTAAATGGTTGTAACGTATTAGCTTTTGCCTGTGAGTATATTTTTGTCCGTTGTATATGCCATCTTCTTTTGTTACGACACATTCATACCCATAAGATAACTCTGACTTTTGGCCATTCTCTATTTGTTTTATCAAATCGGCATCGGTTATCTTGATAGAGGTAATAATCTTATCTTCGTGTATTCGGCAACTTTCTCCGGTAAAACCTTTTTGCAATTTTGAAGCATTGTGTGCATTAACGAACTCATTTGGATGATCATCGGTAACTGGAAGCATTTTTAAAGTTTTTAAGCTGTCTTCATGAAACACGTCGTCAGGATGTCTTAATTCATAAATTATACTACTGCTTGCACTTTCGTACGCAAAAACCCCTGCTCTTCCCGCTATAACTTCCCCTTCTAAAAAACCATCATCAGTTTTTCTTACTTTCGGTATTTTGACAGTATCAAATCTAATATTCTTTAGATCGCTCATTTGATTCTTATATGTTGACAAATAATGCAGAACACATCAAACTTAAGAAATAAAAAAAGCAGGGAAATAACCCTCTAAATTTCCATATCTTTTTTTAGTTTACTTAAGTCTTTTAGAGAGTTTGCTATCTTGCGAGGAACGCTCCTCATCTAAAAGACTTGTTTTTCTTTGTGTTTTATATTTTTCTTAACTAACGTCTTAATTTTTTCATATATTAACTATCGCTAGAGGAGTACAACGACACAAAACGTCTTGCCCTGGGTGAGATAAAGTAGCTCCTATTAGCTTTCTACTATTCCACGAATCATCTAACTTATCTTTGTAAACACTAATATCAATATAACTACAAATCTTGCCTTCTAAGACTTCGTGCGAAGTGCGCACTCTTTCGTCTTTAGCAGTACTCCATTTATAATTATCAATACCAAGCATTAAATGCCTGTGCCTTGTTAAATCAGCGTTTAACTTGTTAATCTGATCCCTAGCTATTAGTTTTGCACGTTTTTTTGATATTGTAAACACTTTGCCAAAATCATTAGCTAAATTCGTAAATCCAACACCTCTACGCACTCCGTTGTAGATTATTTCTTGTACTTCGCCGAGTAGATCGGAGTTAATAGATTTGATAAGCCTGACATTATCGGAAATAAAAAATTGCATTGATTCTTCGATAGATTTAGAAACGGGAATCGATATACCTCTTTTTATAGTACTAGCCAAAGACTGCTTTACAGCTCGATTATTAAAAGTATTTACGTGTTTTGTTTTCTTAATTATTTTCTTTATAAAATCCTTAATCTTGATTGATATCTGTAATTCACAGATTTTAATAATATTCTGTAATTCATCATCCACACTATCAAGTCGTATAGCTAAATTATAAGATTGCTTCAGCTCTCTCAAGGTTATGAGTACCATTTTATACGTTTGACTCACATATTGTTCTAACTGCTTGCCATATTCATTTTCCAATAAATGTGGATATTGAACTTTTAACGCTATTTGATACACCTTATTTTAACATTTAATTCAATTTTTTATTGCTTCTGCATAAATTTGATCTGCAAACTTGATAGACCCGTAACTGAATCAATAATTTTAGCTTTTAAAAATTGTGACATTGATTTCTTTAAAAGAACTGTATTTCAAGTGACCACGGATTGTAATCACTTGAAATATAAAAGTCTATTTTAGCTTAATAAATCATTTAATTTACCAGCAGTTAAAACATATCCTCCTATCTCTATACTGTGTACTGCTTTAACAATATTAGCGTTAACATCACCAGCGACAGTGGCATTACCACGAGATGTTAAACTTCCAGTATTAATACTGTTATTATTAATATTTTGAATATCAGGAGTCATTCCTTCAAATATAGCAGGATTAATACCGATATTTACCGCTCCATTTGTAACGGTAACATCAACTTGATGTTCTGTACCAGTTACTTTTGTTAATTTACTAAGGAACTCTTCATCTCCACTAGGATTAGTAATTTTAAAATCAGCGGTTAATAATGGATCAATAGCTTGTCTCAATGAATAAGTAACAGTCCAAACATCATTTAACTTACTAATAACAAGATTATTTAATATACCACCACTAGTAATAGTAAAAGTTTGGTCTGTTTCATACCAAGCTACTTGTGTACTAGAATCTAAAGGAGGGATTCCATTAGTAATATCAGTTGCAGAAGCATATACAGATGCATGATTATTTGCACCATTAAACACTAAAAAGCCAAGACCTTCTATAGCACCACTTGCGACAGAAGTTCCAACATCAAAAGTAAGATTATAAATAGCCATATTTTTTACCAATTAAATTTAAGATTAACCAAGTTATATTTTAACTTTTTTATCCCTTATCTAAAAGATTTATCCACTTTCTCTATCTTATATTTAAAGATTTTTTTAAGATTTTTCTATCCACAAAGCTCTATAACTAAAGCTATTCATACATCAGTTTAGGATAAGGAATAAGTAATTTATTCTAGTCAGTAAAACTGTAGTTAGTTTTGTATTGATATTAAAATAGATTGATAACAACCTGTATAACTAAATACACCTAACTCTAGCTTTATAGGGTATACAGTGTTTTCCTTATCCTAAACTGGCGTTAAAAAGAGTTAGAGACCTTACTTTTACAAGGTAGCAGGTGTTACGTTAATGTACTAGCAAACCTTATAAATTTAAAAACTTCAATAAGTAAATTTGTTAATTTTTTATACTCTTAGCTTCTGTTTTTAGTTATTTAGTTTCAGTTTGTACGTTAGTACTATTTTCATTTGGTTGTGGTGTTTTATACAAATCTAATTCTTCTTTGACTTTAGTGATATCATACTCTACTTCTTTTATAAAATTTTCAAGTACCATAACTAATGATTTAGTATCTTCTGAATCAATATCAACTGCCATACCAAATAATCTATAACCGAAATCCCTTATATTTTGTGAATCAGTTGTTAGCCAGGTTATATATTTTAAACCATCGCCGTTAATTTCTTTTCTGTTCATAATAATACTTAACATTAATTTACTAACTAATTATAACATACTATCCCGCATAAATAAACAAGTTAAAAAATACGCATGGGTTCATCACATCAACAAAAGTGTTTCCTGTTAAACCTGAAACATCCGTAGTAGATGAAGAAACTGTGCCTGTATGATTATGTGTAGAGGAATGAACAGTTTCGCTAGCTGTGCCACTATTACCAGTATAATTGGGAATATTAACAGTATGTGTATGACTATCATTAGTCGTTGAACCACGTAATCCCACAGTGTACATAATTTTAAAAGGAGAAGCACCGCCGGAGGCGTCGTAATCCGCAAACCCTAATCCAGAAGTAGATTGAGTATTATACTGATAGACAACAGTATCTAAAATAGATGTACTGTTCGCTCCATTAATATTAAAAGTTATCAAATCATGATTATGAGTATCCGAAGAAGTTGTCGCAGTTGGATGAAGATGATTAATACTATGAGAATGTCCTGCCGTTGAATGTGTATGAGTATCGTTGGAAATTGAAACGTTATGTTGATGATATATACTATGATTATGAGCAGGGACTGTGGTGATTATTTCACTTCCATCCCTATCCCCCGGTTCTCTAGGAGTTAAAGCTCCCAAAACAACCATGCCTAATTGCCCGGTTTGCTTGCTAGGTACCCCTAATAATCTTGAGCCTAGACGTCCCATTGCAAAAGTAGTAAATCCGTCTCCATTACTAAATATCCCTTTGTTTATTAATCCACTAGCTACTACTTCGTTCCAAAGTGCAGGGTATTGAAGACGAGATAAGACACGCCCATCTACCCAAAGAAGCCAACCATTATGATCGGCAGTTTTTATGGATTGTTTAAAATCACCTACAATTGCTCCACCAGTGTTAATAGGAGAACTCCAAGTTCCATTTCCACTTAAATATTTAGTATTATCATCTGGATACCCTGCAAGAGAGCTGGCGGGGATATTCTTAACCAAGGAAGCTGCATATTGTTTTGTACTGGTTTCTTTGGAATCAACATATTTTTTATTTGTTAAATCAGTAGACAAAGTAGGGTCGGCAGAATTAATAACTTTATAACCGTCTAAATTTATATCTCCTTGAGGGTTTTTTACTCTTAAATCAACATAAGATTTATTAGTAAGTTCGATTTGAGTAGATGGAACATAATTAGCCAATATTCGTTTTGTGCCTATATCCAAATCGGTAGTTAAAGGTTTAAAATCACTTAAGCTTTTATTATTAATAAAATTCCGAGTTACGGTTTCTCGTACATCAACATAATTCTTAGTAGCTACGTCTTGAGGTTGATCCGGTTCTACAGAGTTGTAAATTCTATATTTATTCTCCAAGTTTATATTACCCATACCTAATATAAACTTATTATCAACATACTGTTTTGTAGCAAAATCAGTTGGAACTTCTGGCGTAGCACCATTAATAATTTTAAAATGATTAGCGTCTATCGGTGCACTGGGTAATGATAATTCATTTAATTTTAATTTCTTTACCCCATCTGTAAAATCAGTAATACTGCTTACATTCCATTTTTTGGAATCTACGTATATTTTATTTACTCCGTCTTTGTCTAGTAATGGCTCGCCTACAAAAATCAACCTTTGACTATTTAAGTTGACCTCTTTATCGGGAGGTAATAAATTACTGATTTTTAATTTTGCTAGTATTTCGGTTAAATACGTAAGATTAACTGCGTCCCAAATATCTATAGGATTGGATAACATTCTAATCCTATTAAGCTCCATACTTATATCTTTATCAGGTGATAAAAAATCACTTAATCTTTTACCACGTAAAGTATTAGTTACATAATCAGTAACAAATATTTTAGGTGTTGCATCTCTATCTTCTAGAGGGTAACCCAAATTATTGATTCTCTGCATCGCCAAGTTTAATGACTTAACCGGTGGAGAGATTTTATCTAAAGTTATAGAACTTATATCAAAAGTTTTGTTATCGACATAATTTTTGATCACTGCATTTTGAGTGTCAACATATTGCTTTGTTGCAGCGTCGCTATCTAAAAGCGGTTCTAAAACATCAGTGATGCGGTTGCTATCTAAAGATAAAAGGCCTCTAAAATAACCTTTCGTCCCTCTTTCTTCTGTAATATCTATTTGGAATGGTACAATACCTTCCACAGGACAGTCACTATCGTAAGTAGAAAAAATTAATTGGTATTTACCTTGATAAGTCGAGTCTTCAAAAAAATTATGTCCTAAATCAAAATGTTGTGTAAATGATCTATCACCAGTATTGAGTTTAAAGTTAAACTTATTATGAATATCATTAGCAAAGGGTAATAAGATTTCCAACCCCATTTCACTTTCGATAAAATTAGAAAAATCCAGAATTGTATTTTTATCTGGCATTCTCAACGGATTTGCAAACTCAACGTAAACAGTATCTTTTAATGTTGTTTGACCTTTAACAACTCCGTCAACTTTAAGAGGTAATGAAGTAACGTAAACTTTATTTACGGCATCTTTGTCATTTAAAGGAGCGTTCAAATTAGTAATACGATAATTTCCCCAATCAACGTCCTTAAAAGGTTTAGCAAAAAAACTAATAGGGTAGTTTTTTATCGAATCATAAGAAAGATAGTCTGTTCCATCTTGAGCACGAATTAAAACTCCTTTTCCATTGGCAGAAGAAACTTTAAGTATACCACTTGCTATAGTACCTAAACTTTGAGCAAGCGGCACTTTATCACTAGCTTCTTGAACTATAAAAGAAATATCTTCTCTATTTTTTGATATCTTATCATCAATAATAGAATCTAAAACTTGTGCGGCAGGTACTTTATGATTAGCTTCGGTTACCACAAAAGGGATATCTTCAAGCACCTCTAAAACTACATTGTCTACATGCATTTTAAATATATTTGAGTTAGGAACGTAATAATCTTGATTGGGAGTTGCAATATCTAACGTTCCTGTAGTTCCAAACACGGTATTTCTTAATAACCCATCACTAAGATATCCCAAAACGTGGGCATTAGGTAAATCATTATAAGGACTACCTAGTACAAAATCTGCATCTCTTGGTGCGTCTTTTCCATCATCACCCTTGTCTCCTTTGTCGCCCTTATCTCCATCATCACCTTTGTCTCCTTTGTCGCCCTTATCTCCATCACTCCCTTTAGAGCCAGAAGGTCCAGTAGGTCCAGGAAGGCCTGGTGGACCAGGAGGACCAGGGATAAAACTTGGTATTCCAGGAAGACCCATTGGACCTTGTGGTCCTTCAGGTCCTTCTTTTCCTCTTTCTCCTGGGTCGCCTTTTTCTCCTTTCTCTCCTTGTTTACCCGGATCACCTTTTTCTCCCGGTAAATTTAAGCTCCAATATAATTGTCCTAATCCGTCGGTAGTTAAAACTTGTGTAGGTAGACCGTCTGAAATGGGTACTTTCCAATCTGCTCCCAATCCTGACAGATGATGTGTAAATGAATATTTAACGCCTAAAGGATCAATCAAGCTGATTTTTGAACAGGTAAACTCACCTTGTTCATCCGCTGTTACAACACTTTCTATAACTTTATTTTCCGAGTCCCCTACAAATAGTTTTTTATGGGTTAAAGTAGCTTTACTTAATGTCCCTTCAGCATCATTTTTCAATAAACCCTCACCTATATCTTTTAAAGATTGAGCATTGGTAAAAGTAGCGGAAGTTTCTAATCCATAAAGTTTAGCTAGTGCTTCAGGTACAGCACTCATTGCCGGATTTTCCCAAGAAAATGTAATATTTTTATCCTTTACTATAAATCCTGCGGTATCTAATCTTTTAAAGATTTGAGCTATTTTAACTTGGGCCAAGGCTAGTGCAGAAGAAGCTATCGTTTCAGAAGAAGTATTAGTGGCATTTACGCTTGCAGCAAAAACTTGAGGTAACCAAGGACCACTCATAGTCCAATCAAACCAAGACGTAGGATTAAAACTTGGATTGGGAATAGGAATATTTTTAGCTAAATCAGGTAAAAAATCAGGAATAGGAAAAGTAGCTGCCCATAAAGTCGGAAGATTAATTGTTTTTATTTGTAATTTTTCAAGTGGAAAATTATCTGGACCACCTACCCACAACCTATCACGGCTAAGTTTATTCAAATTGATAACTCTGCCTAATTCCCTTTTTAAATCTATTATGTCTTGACGTACATCAATTAAAATAGGTGAAGGGCTTGCAATTTTGTTTTTATTGCCCAGAAGAATATAATTCTGATTACAAACAATATTAAAAATTAATTCATTATCCTTAAATTCCCAAAGTTTAATCCAGTCAGTATTTTTTAATTCGTTGAATAAAGCATACATTGAGGAATCTTCAAAAACGAAAGCCATCATTCCAAGACTCCTACGCAAAAGAGAGATATTATTGCGAAGGACTATAGAATCAACGCTGTGTACTCCTCCCTTGCCAAAATTCTCCAAATGTGTCGGGTAAGTATCCAACAAAGAATAAGGCCTGATGTAATCACTAATTTTAACACCACCTAAGATGCTTGACATACTTTTAAGCTGTTAAATGAGTTAATATACTTCCGATTTTACCGCTCTCTGTAACATAATGTTCATCAACTAAGCTAGCTAATTCAGAAAACCACTCTGCAGTACTGTTATCAAGCTCGTTAGAAAACGTATTAGGAAATCTAGGTTGGAATTTGTAATAATATACATCTTTAGATAATCTGTTTGAGAGATAATCAAGATAATATCTTATATATTCTTCGCCTCCAACCATAGCTACTTGCATCAACCCAAATAATCTAACTGCTGCATAGTCAATTCCAGCCTCGGAACCGCTACCATCAAAACTCATATTTCCAATCCCGCAACCAACATCAACTATAACAATTCTAGTAGCATGAGTTTTTAGTGTCATACCTATGTTTATAGCCATTAATATTGCATCATTTGCATATATTCCTCCATCACTATACTTATGCCCATTAAAATCATGTGTTGGAAGATAAATAGGAGCAGCACTTGAAGCTCTACAAACATTTACGATGGTTTCGGTATTGCCAACAAAATAAGTAGGGTCATTAAAATTAGAAAACATCACGTATTTTTTTCTATCCTCTTCGTAAGCAGGAATAACAACAGGAACTTTTAAATCAGAAAGAGTTTTAGTACCAAAATTGTCAACTAAAGTACTATGTAAAATGTTGTGCCCATAATCAGAATCATCATAAGCAGATTTATAGAAAGGATCATTAGTAGCTATCATAGCTAATTTTTGTGCTACATTTGGTCTATTTGAATCTTCGCTCGCATTATGACTTGAAGCCGCTTTTTCCGTTGCTGTCCTAATAGTAAAGACTCTTTTAGCTTTTTCTAAAAAAAAGTTTTCCATATAATCGGGAGTTTTGCCTATTGCATAACCGCAAGCAAGTATAGAACCTATACTTGTCCCACACATAACATCTACATATTTCCATAAATCAGCTTGCAGTATTCCCCATTGATGCAGGAACTTCTGCATAAAACGATTAGAAGCATAACCTTTTGCTCCACCTCCAGGAAAACTGAATATTCTAAGTGTATCCTTATCCATTTTTAATACCCATCACAAATTCTTCGTGTATTTCATTTAGAGTGCGATAACAATTATACTTAATACTTAAACCATACTCATTTGTAATCGTTATCTTCTGTACCTCATCAAAAACCAGAGCTATATCACTTGAAATTTCATAAAACACATAGTTCTCACCTAGGATTTCTGGGTAACAGAACCATTTATAACCTACCCCTTGAAAGTAATACTCACCATAAATGTTATCAATAAGCTCTTTAGCTCTGAGTATACTAAGGGGATTCGTACTACTATCTGAAACCCAGTCCATTATATCGTCGGTATATTCGCCGTAATATATTTTATACTTAAAACCAAGAGTAATCAGGTTCTGGAAACTAGTACCGGTAGTATCATATGCTAAAAGAGTAAAATCAATATTTTGCAGGACGTTATAAGTAACATCTAAGGTCTGAAATTCAAAAGGCGAACCTAAAACTTTTTCTACAACAATTTCATTATCTTGTAGTAAGGTTATTGAATCTGCCTCTAGCAATAGGTCATTTTCTATTGAATAGACGGCAGATAGCACTTCGGATTTTAAATTATAACCGATTTCTACGGTTTTAATAAACTCTCCTCCCCCTTGCTTTTGTATAGAAAAAGTAGAAAAGTAAGGTAATCCAACTCCGTATAATAATTTTGTCATCAATGTTTTAAAATCGGTATTCTTAAACCTTGTGCCTTTAGGTAATCCACCGAGTTTAAAAGGCATTGGTTTAGAATTAGTATAAGATACACTCTCTCTACTGCCTCCTCCACCGCCACCATAAAAATTCTTAATACCTACCCGTCCTGCATTAATAATGCGTTCATCCGTAGTAATAATAAGATCGCCAAGCTGGTCAATTTCTGCCGACTTTATGCCGTTTCCTCTATCCCCCTTATCTCCCTTGATACTATCGCCCTTATCCCCTTTGTCGCCTTTTTTACCCTTTGTTTTCTCAGCTACGGCAATAAGCTCTGTTACGGCAGAATTAACTTGTTCCTGCAAAGCTTCTGCGGCTTTATCAACTAACGTAGTTACTTTTTGATTAACACTTGCAACAATGAGGTCAATATTGGCATCCCTGCCATCTTGTCCATCCGCTCCATCTTTCCCGTCCTTTGCTTTTGGTAACTTAGCAAATCCTTGCTTGATAAGATTTTGAGTGTACCCTTGCAACTCTTCTTTATAACTAGTAGATAAATCATTGATTAAGCTTTTGATTTTAGCAGTTTCTTCTTGTAGATCAGAAGATAGGGATGCGTTTAATTCCTTGCTGGATGCAGCAATTAAGTCTTGAATAGAGACTTGAAGTTTATCGTAGTCCTCGCGAGCGTGCTGTTTTAATTTTTCTTCTAAAATAGCGGTGATTTGTTGGTGGTCAGCATTCCTGCCGTCTTTCCCATCTTTAACATCTGGAATATTAGCAAGTATATATTCTTGTAATTCCTCCTTTATAGCATCAAGCGGTATAGCTTCAGCATCTTTGCCGTCTTGTCCGTCTATTCCGTCTCTGACACTGGGAATATTAGCAAGTATATACTGTTGTAACTCTCGAGTTAAAGCTTCTACGTCAATATCCTTGGCGTCTTGCCCGTCTCTTCCATCTTTTCCGTCCTTTGGAACGGGAATCTTCAATCTGCTAAATTCTTTCTGTACCTGTTCTTGCAGGATTTTAAGTAACTTCTCTTCTAGCTCCCTTACAACTTCTTCTTCTCTAATCGCAGTAGCAGTTGGAACATTTCCTATATCCTGTAATCTTTCTTCAAGCTTTTTAGTCAAACTCTGCTTAATATTCTCCAGCTCTGTCTTTACTTTCTTACTTGAATTCCGTTGCTTGACTTTTTTATCCAGAATATCGATGCGTTTAATTAGCTCTTCATTTACATTGTCATTAAGAATAGCGGGAATGTCTAACGAAAATCTTTGCTTAAAACCATTTCTAAACTCTACTTCTAAAGCGGAATCCTTATAAACTATATTGGTAATAAATTGTTGCTTATCAAATTTTTGTACTTTCTTAGCTATCTTCCCAAGAGTAGCAACAACAAGAGCGTCAGACATTTTACTCATAAATTATTGTAGAGTTGTTGGAGTTTATCGTTAACTACCGCTTCCTCCTTTTTAGCCAGTCTTTGTTTTTCTCTGGATTCTGCTTGCATCATAACTTTATCAAGCATATATACATCGTCATCGGTAAAATTTTCTTTCTGAAGAGGCTTTAGCTTAATATTTTCCTTAAATTCGCCGCTACCAAACCGCTCTTGCCAGCATTCCGCAGGGTCAATAGCTCCTCTATCTATATATCCCCAGTCTATTTTTGCATGCTTCTCTTTTAACTCCCCGCGTTCTAAATCCGTCTGCTCTACAAGTGAGTTAAAACTCCAACTGCTGTCCTTATCTCCTTTATATTCTTTCTGTAAAAGTATAAGATTTATTAACTTGTCTATTACATACTCCATCTCATCAGTGCGATACGCAGAAACTAAATCGTAGTAGTTTCTCATATCACTAACTCCCGTCGAGTTTAACCCTCCTGGAGATTGCCCGAATAGTCTGGTCATAGGATACCCAGTTGCACCGCAGATAGCCTGTTCAAATTTAGTCCATAAATCACTTAAACCCGTAACAGTACTAGCTTTTTTCTCGTAATCTTCCTTATTTGCATCGATTACTATCATATTTGACCCTGATCTTGAGAGGTCTAGCCCTTCAATTCTTTGTCTTATATCACTTTCGCCGTTTTGCCTTATCATCTTTTGATCAAGGTCATTAAGCTTTATAATCACCTGAATAAAATCCTGTACTATCTCTACAGAGGCTACGCTTGTAAGGTCATAATGCTTTAGAACTTCATAACAGGATACAAAGACCGAATCGCCCCACCCTTGGTTAGTTACCCTCCTTAAATTATCAACAATCAAGCCGTCTAAAATAATACAACGGCTATAATGTACTTTTAAAATTGGCTTCTCGTTGCCTACGTTCGGAGGTTGTATGCTATAGTAAGCAGGCTTCGAGTAATTTGGATGATACGGATCGGTAACTAAATCATCTACATTCCAGAAGACCCAGTGTTTATCGTAAACTTTTAAATTAGCAATTTTATTTATCCTCTTCTCATTTAACGGCTCTTCTAAGCTGAGGCCGTCATCAATGATAAGTAAAATTAAAGAACCTCCGTATAGCCTAGAAAAATAACCAGCTTCTTTTAAGACATTATTAACTTTTAGCCTTTTAAACTCTTTTTTAAGATCATCATTTGCAGAATTAAAAAATCCGCTACGTACCGCATCATCGACAAGGCACTGCACAATCCTACGTGCTAAGCCGTTACCGCTATATAAACTACTTAGTTCGCTATAGATTAGTTTTTTATATCCTTTAACTTGAGCTTGTCCTGTGCGGCTTAAACTAGAACCTATATTGGTTAATCTATTCTGCCAGTGGTCCTGTCTAAAAACTTTATCAAGAAATCTTTTCATTTAACGTTCTAAAAAGTTAAAATTTATTATGTTTTGTTCTAACGAAATCAGGAGTAGAAATTGCTGCAATTCATATATATGAATGGTATTTTGATAAATACATCATATATCTAATAGAATAATGCATTGTGTTTCCATTTACCATAATTTGCCATTTTATCCTTCATTAAACGCTCACAGGCATATCTTGTCGCATCAATACAATTATGTGTAACAATCCCATTTTCAATAGTATAATTATGATCGTTCTCCACTTCTAAATTGTAAACATCTTGATAACCGCATTTCTTAATTTCGATTACTGTAAGCGAAGGTAGCTCTGCAACTAAAACTGCATGTTTGGATCTGAGCGTATTTATTTGATGTAAATTCTGCTCTACAAATAACACATTCTTTTTGAACGTTATCCACTCCGCTTTTTCTTCTAAATGCTGATTTACAAGCGTTGCTACAAAACTTTCCTTTATTAACTTTTCCTTTTTGCAAAGAATATATTTTTTTACAATATCTACATTCGTTATCAATTTTTTGTTCAATTGATGGCAAAAGAGATTTAAACCAATGTTCTTTATGCCACTTACGCCCCTCTTCAGATTGATGCCAAACCACTGTAAGAGGTCTGATGTTATCAAGGTTAGCTTTAAGTTTTTTTCTTGTGGCCTCGCTAATGTATTTGCCATGATGTTTGCTATGCTCCGTTGGTGAAATACAAACAAGGTTTGTAATATCATTATTAAGTTTATTATGGTCTTTGTGATGAATATGGTAATTTTCTGGTATTTCACCTTTATAAAACTTATAAACATATCTATGTAAAAACTCGCCTGTGGCACTGTGTTGATAGTAATTAGTTCTAATATTTTTATTAAATCTCTCTCCTTGAAAATATACTTGTTTAGACATAAAATTAACTTCCTTTTTTGCTCTATATTGTATCGCAAGGCATCAGATAAAACTATTAATTTATCATCTTTTTCTATATTGAAAAGAGGTTGCCACCCTTTACGTACTGTTAAAAACATATGATCTTTAGTACAGGTAATAGATCTACCATTTGACAATATACATTTAAAAACTTGTGCATCTCGCCTTGTTAAACGTACATTAAAATATTTATTCTTTCTGACCGTTCCGTCATCAGCAACACTCCTTACCATTCCCGTTGTCCCAACTAAGTCACGTATCTTAAATTGACCATTATCAGTATCAACTAAAGTATCGCCTACTAGACAATGATTGTTAGCATCTACAATATTATTAGTAATATCTCCGCTTCTCTCATCTACTTTGTAAGAATAATTTGAAAATTCCCTTATAGTATTGATACATCTCTCATGTATTATTATTTTATCAAAACTTTTAAGGTATTCTATACCATCTTCAATACTACCTTTTCCTTTTTCAACTGGTTTAATACTATAACCTTGTCTATCAATAAATGATATGGTTTCAGGTCTGGAATTATCTGCATATATAGTATATCTCATCAAATCAGGTAAACAATTCTCTAAAAACTTACCCGTCTCGTCAATTTCTAAATGTTTTTTATAAGCTTCGTGAGTAATGTACAAACAGTTATTATCTATATAACATCTAATACCAGCAGTCGGGTCTTGTGAAAAACCAAAGTCCAAGCCAAAATATTTATGTGTATTTTCAGGTTCTTCAAATTTATCAATTATCCAGTGTACATCCTGTTTAAATACTTGAGCTTCCGAGTTCTTTAAACATTCCCCCTCCCAAACATGTCTATACATTCCATAATCCTTAATTTTTAAAGCTTCCATCTGCTCCTTTAAAACATCAGGAAAGTAAGGGTTGTCCATATAATTGACTTTTACAACATAGGAATTTTTAGGAGATTCATCGCTTAAAAAAGTTCTATATAATATATCGCTTTCATGTTTAGGGTTGAATGTACACCATATTTCGCTATTTGGTTCGCGAATCGTCGGCACTATCACTTGCCAACTTTCAAAGCTTAAAGTATCGGCTTCTTCAATCCATAATATACTAACACCTGCCATTGATTTAACGCTATCAATGTTGTGCCTTAATCCTTTAAATATAAATCTGCTACCCGAATAAGAACTAGTAATTTCATCTTTTGTAATTTCAAAATACTCACTCAGTTCCATAGCTTCTATTCTTTGTTTTAGTAATGAGTGCACACTTTCTTTAATAGAGTTCTGAAACTCTCTACCACAAAGAATTAAATGTTTGTGGTATAAAGATATGCCAATCAAGCTATCAGCAACTGCATAAGACTTACCGCTACCACGACCGCCATAAATTATTTTATAACGATAAGGCTTGAATAATTCCTTTTGCCATCTTTGAATGTTAACTACTTTTTTCTTTGTCATCCTGAACTACATAAGTAAGAATAGGAGGAGATCCTTTAGTTGTTATTTCATGTTGTTGTTTCTCACTCCATCCAGCTTGCGTCTTTAGATAAAATATTGTTGCTGTTGTATCGCCTTCCCTCATTTTAGACCAAAGCAATCCAGCAGCTTCTTTTATCCCTGTTGCTTTTCCTTTTTTATAGGCTCGGAAAACTCGGATATTTCTTTTTTTTAATTCATGAAACGTATCTTCTGAAAAGCCAAAATAATTGGCTATCTGCTCTATAGTCATGTCCTTAGCAAGAGTTTCAAGTTCGGTTATTTGCTTATCAGTCAAAACAATAGGATTTCTTCCTCTTTTCTTCTGTTGATTACTATCTAAATTTTTACATTTTCCCTTCATTCCTTTGCTCCTAATCTTTTATTAGAATGGTACTTAGTATGCCACTTAGCAAAATTCTCATTCTTGTCTTTCTCTAAAATTATTAGCTGTTTACACTTATTAACTCTGATTTCTAAGTCATCCGCAGACTCCGATAACTGATTCAAGTGCCTAGTTACCAGTTTTATTAACCTCTCCATATGCGTAAAAGACATATGAAATTCTTCATTATCTTTAAACCAGCTACGAGTAGACCAATAATGAATTTCTCTTAAATCTTTACTCGTATAGTATCGGTCAAGTTCGTTGAAAATACCCGTAATATGTCTTTGTATCTCTTGGCTCATTTATCACGCCCATGGCAATGTTTCTTCTTCTTCAAAAGTATCATCGGTTTGTTTATCACTGGCCTTCTTATAGTTAATTGGAAACTTTCCGCTCCTCTCATCCATATACTCACTATATTTAGCATGATCGGGCGTAATTATAGTCTTGATCTCGTTACGAGGTTGATCGCCTGATGTCTGGATGATAATTTCAGCTACGCATATAAGGTTATCAAGGTCAGCAAAGCTTTTAATCTGCCTTTGTTTTTCTGCTTCAGGTGATTTATCTGCTTTGTGTAATCCATGAGCAGAGTTAAGTATTGCCTTAATCGTGCTTCTACCGATTTCAGCATATAGTGGTGAATTATCACTATGAAGACCGATCTTGCTCCAGACTTTCCTATTCTCATACTCTCCGCCTAAAATTACAAACTCACAGGCAAGATATACAGAGGTTCCTGCTTTGCTTTTAGTAGCATACCCGTCTGGCCACTCTTTTGTAGTATGGTTACCTTTTTTAAGTAATAATCTCACCTTTGCTATGGTTTTATGCGGTATTAGCTCGTAAGACATCTGGTCTTCGGCATCGTTAAAATTGTTCCATTTACTCATTGTTTTGTTCCTCCTTATTTTTTCTTGCTTCTTCAAGTATTTCGCTTAAACCCAGAGGCTCGCAGATTTGTCTAAATTCCTGATCTTTTAGTATCTTCTCAGGACTTATAACTATCGGGTCTTTGTGGAAATTCTTATATTCATGATTAGGGTTGGTGCTATGTAGTTCCAAGGTCAAACCTGTTTGAAACACCACTCTTTCTAGTTCGTCAAAATGTCCTGGAGCCGTTAATCTCTCAATCAGAAAAGGTACAGTTTCTATAATCACCTTGCCTGGTGTTTCAATAATTTTTAGCACTGGGTTGGTTAGCATGTTGATCAGGTTAGTAATTCTTATCGTGGCTTTTAAATCAAGCCAAGTTGCCTTTTTGTTTTTGCTTATAGGGTAGATTGGAGCTTTTACGTTCTCGTTAGTAGGAGGCTCCTGTTGCTTGCCTTTAGAGCCAATCTTTATTCCAATAATTTTAACGTTCTGGCCATAAACCGACTTGATAATTTCAGGGATTTTATCCTTCTCCATATCGCTTAAACGTATTGATCCCATGTAAATGCCAACCTTATCAGGTTCAAGTTCTCGGAATACCCAGCTATCCTGTATCTCACCTGATCGCTGTGTTCCTAAAGCCTTCCATAAAGCTTGAGAGAGTAGCATTTTTCTTGTCTGCTCATCAGTATCTTGCATGATATCGTCTTGTTTCATTTCTGGAATTTCCTTTGATGGTTGAAGCCCGTCACAATTTGTGACAGACTCAGTTGGTTTATTTTGATTTTCTGACTTAAGAGCAACTTGCTCCAGCTCCGCACGAGAGCAAGGAGCAAAAGTTGCGTGCTTATCATTTTTTTTCTTTTTTAGTATTTTTTCTTTTTTAGAAGATAATAAACTCTTAGCGTAGCTAGAGTTTTTATCTTCTTCTATTGAGTTTCTATGTTCCTGCAAACCTTGAGAAGAAGCGGGGTTAGCGATATGTATGGCGGACAAATTTGTCGGGGATACCAGACATTTTTGACTTGTATGCAAGTCATTTTTGTCAGGGGTTTCAACTAATTTTATTGCACTTTTTCTATAAAATTCTTTTGGATTTTTTAAAATTTCTAATGAATCTTTAGTACGTTTTGCAGAGTAAACAAAATGATATTCTTTTTCTTTATAATTATATGAAGTGTGCGATGTTATCTCGTATAAATCAGCTAATTGAGCTAAAAACCTACTACGCTGTCTTGTTCCTTGCTTACATTTTGATTGAAGGAATTTACTATTAAAAATAACTTCATCAGGATTCTTTGAAAAAAGAAATTCTATAGCTGCGATAAATGTAATAGCTTCATACGCTATTGTCTTTGATGGATCACAAGCTCTTTTTATATCAAGCCATTTATCATAACACGTATTATAAATATCCTTTTCACTAAGATTCTTCTTCTGGAAATCTACATAGGATACGTTAGCCGCCTTACTCATCCTTTCCCTCTTCTAAAATTAAATTCAATAATGTATCTATATCATCCCAGAGAATCCCGTGGATTAATGCCTGGTCTCCTACCTTAAGCATTCTATTTAACCTTTCGGCTATCGTTTTAATGTCCACACTAATATTGACTCCTACCTCTAGAATTAAGTTAAGCAGAATCTTTAAATCTTCCCAAAATATTGCCTCCATGGGCATCCCTTCAGTTTGCCTTAAAACTATCCTCATTCTTGAAGCTATTACCTTGATGTCTTGTGCCTTGTTCATATACCTTTGTTATTGTGGTTATTTAGGCTAATCCCACGCCTTTGCCCATAACCCCGCAGAGCTTCCTTTATTCCTTGGATTCTTTTAAACTCTGCTCTTGAGGATAGCCAGTCTTGGATTTTTTGTAGGAAGGAAGAGAAAAGAGAGGTCATTATATTTCTTTTGAATTATATGTTTAGTTGGTATAAAGGTTGAAATCTTTGATTTATAGACTTTGATAGTTTATTGATATCTTTGTTTTCAGACTCAATAACACACACTTGACTAGAACCTAAAAGAAAAATTTTATTACCTATAGCTGTATCAAATTCCGTGTAAAATGATACATGAGTCCCACTTGGTAATGATGCTAGGATTTCACAAGGATTTTTTACGATCAACTCCTGTTCCAAATTCCATAAACTATAGAGAAACTGTTTTTGATCATTTAATTCTATATTGTGAGTTATAATTCCATAATAAACACCTTTCTTGACAACAATCATGGTACTTTGAGTATTATTTTTACCGCTTTTGTTTTGATGTATTAATTTTTCTCTTGTTAAGGAATTAAGTGAATTTGTAAATACTTTATAACTTAATCTTTTTGTTTCTTTTAATGCAGAATTATCGAAATAAGATTTATATTGATCATAAATATCTTGATTTGTTGTATATTTGAAATATCTACTGTTGATAGAACATAAAAAACACAGAACTGTGTGATCATTAGGCAAAAGCACTAAAAAAGACATAAATTACTATTTTAAATTAGGCTTATCTTCAAGGGTAATATCATATCAACTAAGAATTAGGTTGAGTATCGCTAATTTTTTCTAACCTAAATATTAAGATTAGTGTAAAATAGGATTTATTTATGGTTATTTATATGCCTTTATTAAATTACTATGATTGGCTTACGATACTTGGTTTTGTTCTTTTTATAACAATTCATGGAATAAGAAAAAGCTCAACAATTAAGAATTTAAACACTTACGCTCTTGGTACAGTTTCGTTTTCATTAAAATATTTAGTAGGAACTGTGATGGCTACTTGGATTAGTGGAACTCTGTTTTCTTTAAATCTAGAAAGAGGTTACAAAGGAGGTTTTTACGATACCATTCCTGTAATGTTCATGTCTGGAGCTATATTCTTGATTGCTCATGTAGTTATCCCTAGAATAAAGGAATTTTTTAAAAAACTAACTATAGCAGAAATGTTAGGTAGCCATTACAACTCTAATAAGATAAGAATATTTGTAGCTTCTTTGGGAATTCTTAATTCATGCGCTCCAATTGCTATACAATTTTATATAATGGGAAAGATAACAGTCTATTTTATTCCTGATATTTTTGGCACTAAAACAGCTGAAATATTGATTATTATATTTGGGGCAGTTGTAACTTTATATACTTTAGTAGGAGGAGTTAATTCTGTAATACGTACTGACTTGACACAACTTGGTATAGGAATAGTCTCTATAATAGGATTATATTATATATTATATAAAATTCAATGGCAAGCTGTAGATTCTTCTCTACCTCAATACAAACATTATGATTTAATTTATGTTTTAACTACCTATGATGACAAATTTTGGGCAATGATAAGTCTTGTAATATATTTTATCATACCAGCTGTAAACCCAGCTTCTTACCAAAGAATAGTTATTGCTTCTTCCATAAAAGAAGCTCAAAAAACATGGTATATATCAGCTTTAGGTGTTTTTATTATTAGCTTAATGATAAGTTATGCAGGATATATTCTCTTTTGTATAAAACAAGGCCTAGATACCGAATCATTATTGAGTTTTCTTATAAATGAAATAACGCCTAGTGGGATGAAAGGTTTGTTATTAATTGGATTTCTTGCGTTAGCTATGTCTACTGCCGATTCCTTTTTAAATGTATTGTCTGTGATGTTTGCTAATGATTTATGCATATACTTTAATATTAATAGCAAACAAAAACTAAATATGGCACGTTATGCTACTCTTATTGGAGGTGTTATATCAATAATAATTGCTTTACAAACTCAAGGGATGATGAATACATTATTAATTGCAAATAGCTTTTATATGCCAGTAATTACAGTTCTTTTTTTTGTTACAATATTTAAGTTTAATCTATCCAGTAGATGTGTTTTATTCTCATTATACATTACAACTTTAGCCATACTACTAATGAAGATTTTTTGCAAAATTAATCCTTTAATTCCTGGATTAATATTTTCTGGATTAATGTTGATATCCTCATACTACATCGTAGAGAAATGGGAGCTTCTTAGATGCTTCGGGATTAGAAGTAAGTTGAAGGGAAAAAGTTAATATTCGTCATAGTTTTCTACTATATATTCTATATCCTGCGCGCTAAGTTCTTTCAAGCAATGAGAACAAAGAGGAATTTTTGTTAGACGTTCTTTACAATGGTTATTGATTGCGATATCTTTTTCTATTTTAGAATAATTATTGTATTTTTCGTCTAATTTTACAATATTGTTTCTATTTAAGTTAATAACTATATCACCATTATTTTCTTCAGAAAAAGTTATTAAATTTAAATTCTGTAATGATACTAAAGCATGTTTTATATTTTCTTCTGTTTCATTAAAAAACTCTTGTAATTCAATATAAGAACTTTTTATAACTGGAAATTCTTCTTGATAAGCATTTGTAACAAAAAAGCATAATAAATGTGAATTTAAATTAGCTCCTAATCCTATTAATAGTCCTACAAAAATAATATTTTCTGCAAAATCACGACCTAAAATTTTTACTTTATATCCGTTATATATAACAAAATCCTCTTTATCTGTTTCTCCCATCCAATCCATAAAACATAGAATTTCAATTGTTCTATAATCAGGTTTACCATTATCAGTAACAATATCATGGTAATATTCTTTGTTAGTTCCTATTTCTTCGAATGACTTAAAGCAATTCGAAAAACTTAATCGATTTGTTCTCTGTTCTGTTTTTTCTTCTGAAGATAAAGCTAAGTATGACTCATAGAAAGCTTTATTTTTTTCATGTAACTCTGTATAAGCTAAAACTGTATGATAATTATTGTTTTTTGATTTTTCTCTCATAACTACCCCAGTATCAAATAATAAGCCGTAGGCATCCCGATCAATACTCCTATAACATAAATCCTAGTAACCCATTTCACAAATGGATCATCACTGTTCCACTCCATGCTCAACCTCCCCAAGTAAATTGCTTAACTGATGAACCTTACTCTCAGTCATCGCTCTACAGAGGTAAATAACCAAGTCATGTACTTGTTTTTCCATTCTCTCAAAGGAAGTTTGAGTTGACCTAAGCTGTGCATGTAAAAGCTGGCATTCAGCTTTATTTTTAGCTCGAGATAAATACTCTTCTACACTTAAATTTTGGTTTTTTAGATTTTGTTCTAGATTTTGAAATTGTAACATTAAAGAGGATACGACTACCTCCCATGAATTTGAGTCTTGCATAAATTACTATATTTAATTGATGAAAGTGCCAGGGGCTTTGATACAGTCCTAAGAAAACTAATAATATCCTTCATGCCAGAGGCATTTATAGACATTATAACCCCCAGCATGAGAGGTTGCTCTTAGGGCGGGTATCAATCGCCATTAGCTATTTAACGCTAACTAATAGACAAAACCCTGTCAACTCTCAATCTTAAGTAAAATAAATATTTAGGGAATTTAATTTGTTTGTGTGGTATCTAAAAATTGCGGGGGGGGGGTAATGAGGATTTTTTGCCACATTATTTTTGCTAGCTTAAATAATATTTGTGCTAGCATGACAATTTACAAGTGCTAGCACAAGTAGTGCTTAAAAAGCCTATAGAACTAGGCTTGGTTTCGTGTTATAGTGATCATAGATAACCTCTTAAATTAGGATAGTATGCTATGTCAGTTCAAACTAAAGAAGCAGGGAATAAGTTAATTCTTGAATTAGATAACGGGGATAAAACAAAAATAGAAGAAGCTTTAAAAAAATGGAATTTTAAAGATATGCAATCTTTATTAAGATTCTCTGTCAGTGTTTTACTTGAAACAGAAGATAAAGCTCTTTGGATAAAATCAAATGGAGAATCTACCCTTATTGCACCTGCTAAGCATTCTATCAGAGGTGATAATGAGTGAAAATATAGATAATGAAGTGAAGTTAACTATAAAACTAAATAACAACCAACCTGTTGAATTAAATCAACTTACTGCTGCTTTAAATGCTCTAGGCAACCAATACGATGCTTTTTTAAAAAGAAGTGAATCATTTGATTATAACAAGAACCAAAGAAAGTTATATATATCTAAATTAGAAAGTGGTTCTATATATGCAGAATTAATACCTGTAGTGATGGAGACAATTAACCAAGCAAATTCTATAATAGAATTTAGTTCTTATTTAAAAAACTGTTACGACTATTTTCTAGGTACTACAAGAGAAACAAAATATATATTAACTAAAAAGGATATTGTAGAACTATCAGATATAATCAATCCAACAGCAAATGATTATGGGAGTAATTTAGTAATAGAAGTTAAAGGCAATAATAACACTATTATTAATAGTATAATCACTGTTGATTCTACTAAAGCCAATGCAATACAAAATGGTTTAAATAAAAAATCAGGAGATTTAATGGAAGATCAACCAAAACAATACTCTAAGGTTTTAATGTATTGGGCAAGTGCTAATTTTAATGAGAAACATGATAGTAATAGCGGTAAAGTTATAATTCCTGAGATTGATAAAAAACCTAAAAAAGTAATTTTTGATAATGAAAATGATCAAATACTTGCTATGTCATCTAATATAAAATTTCCTAATAAAAACTGGCAAGATTTAGGTTATATAGTAGATGTTCAGGTTTCCTATATTCATGATAATCCAAACTTATATAAAATTACTAGGTTGTATGGAGAGGATACATATGATCCACAAGACGAGAATTAAACGGTAAAACATTATGTACGCAATATCATTCGACATGGAAGTAGCTAAGTTAAAGGAACACTACGGCGAACCCTACAACAAAGCTTACGATGAAATTAGGGCTATGATGGAAGATTTAGGTTTTATTGGAACACAGGGTAGTCTTTATCTTTCAAAAAATGAGAAAAACGATCTTACAACTGTTTATAAAGTAATTAATAAGCTATCTAACGTTCAGTGGTTCTCTGATTCAGTACGAGATATTAGAGCCTTTAAAGTAGAAGACTGGTCGGATTTTACTGAAATAGTTAGAAATAATAGATAATTATTTAATTTCTATAATTTTAACATCTGTAAAATATTCTTTGACGTTATAATAATCTTCTTGTTCTGCTGACAAATTAATTTTAGCACTAAAAACAACTTTTTCACCTTCTTTTATTTTACCAAAAAATTCTCCAATATTACTAATATTACTAAAATAATACTGGCTAATATAAATAAATTTATTTACGTTAAAGAAAGGGTGATCTATAACCTCTGTAGGTGGATAAAATTCTATGCTACTTAATACAATATAAACTTTATCCCTCCATGTCTGATAACATTTAAAAGTGCCAACAAAAACATCATTTCCATTCAAATTGGAATAATCAATTTTATCTTCCTTCCAAAAGTTTTTTAACTTTTTTAAAAATATTTTAAACATATATTCTTTTTTATTGATTATAAATTTAGAAAAGATAAAGCTTTAATTGTATTTGTCAATGGTTGAAAACCATCAGTATTCCTATTCTCTAGGTCATATGCTATGCGGAAGTTATCTTTTTTCATGTTTTAGGTATTTATCTGAACGTTAATTACTATTACTATCACCTGATAATATTTTTTCTCTTTCTTGTTTTATCAATTTAATTTTTTGAAAAATATCTAACGATTTAACATCATTAGTACTCTCTATTTTATTAAATATATTTTTTTCTTTTTCTGTTATCAAAATACTAAGAAACTCTGTTTGCTTTTTTTTATTACCTTCTATGCCTTGTTTTAATAAATTTACAAGTTTTTCAACTTCTGTATCTTTCTTGATTTTTATGAAAAACATAAATATTAAATATCCGTCTTCATTAGTAAAAATATCATTTATTTTAGTTAAGTTTTTTAAATTAAAGTAAGAATTATTTAATATTTTAATAGTTTCTTCTTCAATCCAATCGTTTACTGGTTTACATTGTTTTAGTGTAGGAGAACCCATTAACATACCATCGCATATACAAAATACCCGATAATGCTGATTACGTTTTAATTTTGCTAGCTCTTCTTTATATTCTGTATAAAAAAAAGCACTTATTGATGAGAATTGATCAGGCAAAACAAATCTAATATAATATTGCTCTCCTACCCCACGATTAATATCTGCTATAATACCGCTTAAAATAACTTTTTTATTTCTATAGATATCGTCAGCACTTATTTCATTCTCATGATAGCTCTTAAACAATTCATTTGCTGAAGTTTTTATAATATCTGGTTTATAAACTCTTTCATACAGACTATCTGTATTTTTCTTAGAAGAATAAAAAGTTAAATCTTCTTTAATTAAAAGATACATAAACTCTTTTTGCTTCTCCGATAGAAAACTATCAATATCCGTTTCTATCGTATCCTGTCCATAGCTTTTTTGATTAAGTAAAAAGACAAGTATTGTTATTACAATCACAAAACTTTTTTTTATGTTTTTAATAAACCTTTTGTTTATCATAAGAATACTTTTTTGGTTTATTTTAATAACTTTCGGATTTAATCCCTGCAAATTCCATTCTAAATTCAACAATAATTTTTCTGAGTGTATCTTCATAGTTACTTTCTATCCAACTTTTTACGAATGTGCTAGAAGTCTTTAGCTCAATGGTTTTAGTCTGCTCATCAATAACGGGGGTTAGCTTACTAAACCAATTTTTATAAGTATATTGATCGTAAACTCTAACTAATTTCTGACATATGTTTCCCCATGTTCCTTCTGGTAATTTTAGAGGTTCATGTAGTTTCTGCTGTTCTTGATATTTTTTATTGTTTACTAGTATATTATCCTTGAACCTAAAATTGATATTACCTGTTTTAACTGCGTCATGTTTTTCATACTGTAGAGCTTTAGCCATGTAAGCTATAAAGCCTTTTAGGTAGTTAAAAGTAGCTGTTATCTTGGGATTTTTGGACATCTTCAAGACTAGCTGGATAATAAAATTATCAGAGAAAGGACGACCTGACTTGGAACGTAGTTCATCACAAATAGCAGAGTTAATTGAAGGTAACATTTCTGCTAGGCTTTTTGCTTTAGAATAAGAATTTTTAAAATTAAAAGAAGATTCAGATTTCAGATCTATATTCTTATTAAGATTATTATCTTCTATATTAGAAGTCGGAAGTTTTTTAGTTTTTAACTCGGAAGTAGGAAGAGTAAAAATTCCGACTTGTTTAAATACATAAACGTTTTTCCTTATTATCCCATCAATCTTTGTAGCTTTCCGCCATTTACTAGCAAATATATAGCTTATTCTGTTTCTGATAGTTCGTAATTGTCTATCTGTTATTTTAAGTTCTGTACAAAGGAACTCAAGTGGTAAATAAACAGTTTTACTAGGTGATTTTTCTATGTAATAGGAAATAATATCTAAAAGTTTTGATTCTGATTTAGTTGATTTTGGTTTTATTGTCATATTCCTTAAAAATTGTTAGTAATTAAAATTTTTAAAGAAAAACACTTGACTATTAGGTAATATTCTCCTATTCTCGGGAATGTTCAGATCCCGAGTTTTTGTGAGTGTTTTTCCTTAAAAAACTCTCTTCGTTATAAGAATTGTTCAGATTCTAATTTTAAAGCCTCTAATTATTCATATAAATTCTCCATAAAACTTGAAATACTCTTTTAAAGAACTAAATTAATATGTCAAGAAAGTCAATTATTTTATGTTGTTTTTATAATGAAAGAATTTGATATCATGAAAAATATAGAAATATGCAAAGAAGCTATAAGCTTTACAGGACTTTTGTCTAAAGGACAAAAAAGCGTTTTAAAATATATGCTTGCTTTTGATAGCAAAGGAGGCGTTACTGCTGATACAATAAAAAATTCAAGTATTATATCTAGGCAAGCTGCAAATGTACATTTAAAACACTTGATGGAGCGTGGTTTTGTAGATCGCTCAAAGAATAGAGTTTTTGTTTATTACCCAAATAAAACAAGGCTACAAGAGATAATAGAAGAATATAAAACAAGTCAAAAACTAAAAAAAAATGTAAAAAAATGCGAATTATATAATTGACAATCTTATTTTTCCCCTCTATACTCACATCATAAGGCATAAAAAAACGCCCTAAGCGCTAACTTAAGACGTTTTAAGAACCTTATATGTCGTAAGAATTTTTTTATTTTCTAGATACAACAATTCTTACTTTTAATCACTTTATCCATCAATGGAGGATATATGCAAAATATCTCAAGGCTACCATTATGTCAAGGTAGAAATTCTTACGAAAAAAATCGTAAAAACATTAATAATCTAGCAAGTTATGGTACAATAGAACCAGTAAATTGCGAATTATCTGCTGTGTCACGACTTGAAGAACTAAGCGTTGCCAAGGCTAAGGAAGTTTTAAGAAAAATGCTACTACCGACAAGAGAGGCAGTACAAGTATTTTCTAATCTTAAGCAATTAAGGGAAGCGATAAAAATTTCTAATGAGCGTCAAGCAGTAAAATTACCAGCTAACATAACCGAAGCTCCTAAGTTTCACGAGGCTAAAAGTGAACCTGTAGAATTATCAGCATCTAGCAAGGAAACATTTGCTAGAATTGGCGAGCGAGCAAGAGAAGCGTTTATAGAAGAGCAGATAGAGAGAGCTATGTTTTATAACATTCCCTATAAAAGTTATGGCGAGAATTATTACCAGTTAATGGTTGATATTGATAAATACGAGTATTTACTGGGAAAGGCAAACGACTATTGTGTAGACTGGGATAGTAGCGAATATGACCTTGTAGCTCTAGAGCAGGCAATAGAAGAAGCTGAGCATAATGCTTACATGGCCGATCAGGAGTTACGCTCTTATTATTCACAATCAAGAGGGTTAGAGGTATAAAATGTCTGATTTAAAAGCGTTTGAAGAATTACAAAGTGAGCAAGAAATATTCATTGGTCATGTGAGTTCAACAGTTAAGGAATACAAGGAGATGAAGGAACCTTTTAATGAGGTTACAATATGGGACATTAGGAATAAGCACGGATCAAGGATTAGTCATGCTATTACTATTAGTTATGATGAATACAAAGTTTTAGAACAAAACGGCATGGTAGGAGAAGACGGGGCGATAACTTTTAGGGCTGATTTGTGTTTTAAGAATATCAAATTTGCACAATATAAAACATTGGAGATTTGAGATGGCTATAAAAGATCGCTTCATTAAGAAAGAAGAGTTTTTTAGGTTGTTATTTACTAAAATTGATGGTGTGGATACGCATGAATTGTCAATGTGGCTTAAGTCTCAAACTGACGATGAATGGGTGGTAGTACCAAGGCAGTTTGTCTATCAGACTGTGTTGTTCTTTGAACAAGCCGCACAGGAATATAAGGATATAATACCTAGCTCAAAAGAGATGTTAAAGGACTTAGTAATTATAAGGAATTATTTATAGGAATAATGGAATACCAATATACAGCAACCAGTAAATAATAAAATCATTATATACAAATATTATTATATACATAAATAAGGATATTAATATGAAAAATAAACAAGAATGGTTAAGAGAACGCAAGAATTATCTGGGAGGAAGTGATCTAGGTGCTATAGCTGGACTTAATCCATACCGCACGGCTCTTGACGTATACTTAGATAAAACCAGCGATGACATAACCGAAGAGACTAATGCTGCAATGCGGTGGGGCAACCTTTTAGAGGAAGCTGTTGCTGAGGCTTATAGTGAAGATACTGGTAAAATGGTATGGAAGTGGCTTCAACCGATAAAACATAAAGAATATCCATTTTTAGCAGCAAATATTGATAGATGGGTAGGTGATAGAGAGTATGTTCTAGAATGTAAAACAGCTGGCTTTAATAAGGGCAAAGAATGGGGAGACTCAGGCACTGACCAAATCCCCGAGTCATATCTGATACAAGTAGCATATTACGCAAGTATATGTGATGTTCCTAAAGTTGATATAGCAGTACTCATTGGCGGACAGGATTTTAGAATTTATACTTACAATAGAAATAAGGATTTAGAGGATAAAATAATAAAAATAGGCGTTAATTTCTGGCATAACCATATAGAAAAAAGAATACCGCCTAAATGTGTTAATACTAGGGATACATTTAATTTATTTCCTCAAAGTAATTATCACGAAATAGTAGCGGAAAGTAACATTTTGGAAAAATGGGAACAACTTAAAACTGCGAAAGAAGAAGAAAGTAGGATAGCCGATACCATTGAGAAATTAAAGACCGATATACAGGAATTTATGAGAGATTATGACGTGCTAATTGATAATCAGGGGAACGTAATAGCTACATGGAAAAATACAGCTCCAAAGTCGTTTTTTGATGTAAAAAAGTTCAAAGATGAGGCAAAAGAGCTGTATTTGAAGTATATTAGTCATGCTAAGCAATCGAGAATGTTTTTAATTAAATAAGGTAACAATGGTTTGTAATATTCACTTTATGGCATACGCAGTATTAATATTGGCTACTAGTATATGGATAACAGTTTTGTATAGAGATTTTAACAAGAAAATAGAAGAAGAGGAGGTTGATGAGAATGAGTAATACAAGCTATATTCATACAGGAAAAATCAAATTTTATAACGAAGAAAAAGGCTATGGCTTTATTATTGACGATGACGATCATGATGAAGAATATTTTTTTAATAAAACACAAGCTTTTAATGCAGGTATTGGACCGAAAGATATAGGAGCTAGTGTCTCTTATTTACTGGATTACGACAAAGAAAAGCACAGATATAAGGTTATTAATTTAGAAATGTAATTAAAAGAAAGGATATAGAAAATGAGTAACATAGCAGCAATAAATACCAGTAATGAAATTGACCAGCATATATGGTCAGCACTAAAAAACAGCTTATATACTGGAGCAAGAGATGAAAGTATAAAAATGGTTCTTGATTATTGCAAGGCGGCAAAATTAGACCCAATGCAAAAGCCTGTACATATTGTTCCGATGAGTGTAAAAAATGCCGTTACAGGTAAATACGAGTACAAGGACGTGGTTATGGCAGGTGTTGGCTTATATAGAATACAGGCGGCACGTAGTAATCAATATGCGGGTGTAAGCGAGCCTGAATTTGGCGAAGATGTTACATGTAGTTTAGGGAGTGCTGAAATTACCTATCCTAAATGGTGTAAGGTAACAGTTAAAAAGCTTGTAAATAATACTATTGTTGAATTTACTGCGAAAGAATACTGGTTAGAAAACTATGCTTCTAAAAAAGACGAACTGACACCTAATACTATGTGGCGAAAAAGACCATATGGTCAACTTGCCAAATGTGCCGAGGCACAAGCCTTGCGTAAGGCTTTTCCTGAGATAGTCAGTCAGCATCCGACAGCTGAGGAAATGGAAGGCAAGCATTTTAATGAGCTTGAAATGGAAGTTAAAAATATAACACCAAAATCCCAAAGCATAAGTAGCAAACTTGATTCTGTATTATCTCATCAGGAGGAAGAGGTCAAAGTTCAAGAACCAAGCGAAACACTTTTAGAGTTGCTAGAACTTATAAAATTGCATAACGTATCAAGCGAGATAATAAACAAGTGGTGTAGCAAAGCTGGAGCTCCGAGTATTGCTGATTTAGGAGAGGAAAGACAACTTGCCTGTATAGAGTATATAAATAAGCAGTATAATTATTCGCAGGATATGGAGGCGGCTTAAAATTTGTTAATTGACCAAATCATATTAATTGTATAAGTTTAAATAAGTCGGTAGTGACTTGCTGATTTTTTTCATATATATACACCTAAGAAGCTGGGATTTGCGTCCTGGCTTTTTTGCTTTTTTATATTTTTTAACAAGGGAAAATAATATAATTAATCTGAATAAATAAGAGTTTAATTATGTTATCGGATATACTTAACTACATAAAATCTATAATTCTAAGCAAATCATTTCTGATTTTCTTGATGGGTTTTCTTTTGGCCATTGCGGCATTTTCCCATTATATATTTGGCAATGACAATTTACTTGAACAACTGGGAGAATACTTTGTTTTTGAACAAACTGGCAAGAAAGTAGATTTTAGCCCTGAAGATGGTAATCAGTCTGTTGTTGATACTATAGAAACTACAGTTGAGGCGGTAAAAAATGCAAATAAATAAAAAAGGCTTAGACTTACTTAAAACATGGGAACAAGGACCAAAAGGAGGATTTGCGTCTAGTATTTACTCGTGCAGTGCTGGTAAGCGTACTATAGGCTATGGTCATGTTATTACAGCTGATGAGAATATTAATGAGCCGATATCCGAGGCTAAGGCAGAAGAGTTACTTAAAAAAGATATTATTTGGTCTGAAGATGCGGTTAATAAGTACGTAAAAGTTGCTTTAACGCCAAATCAATTTAGTGCTTTAGTTTGTTTTGTATTTAATATTGGAGTAGATAATTTTGAAAAGTCCACTTTATTGTCTTGCATAAATAAGGGGTTGTTTGATAAAGTACCAGACCAGTTTTTACGTTGGAATAAGATTACTGTTAATGGTGTTAAGGTGGTTTCAAATGGACTTACCAACAGAAGAAAAGCTGAAGTAGCCTTGTGGAATGATACAGAGAATTAATCTTGACTAGCGAGTAATATTTGGTATGTTAAACGTGCGTGTCATTTTCTTTTTCCTCTCAAATTTTAAAAAAGTTAAGAAAACATCTTAGAAAAAAAGCGTCGAATTTTGTATACATAACTTAGGTTATGACAAATGTTGCTAATTTACCACGCTAAAAGTTAAGAATAAAAAAGTAAATTAACTGAAATTTTACTACTCATAATTACTACAAATTATTAACATTTTTTTCTATTCCAACTCTTTCAATTGTTTAGCTAACTTTTGACATTCGTTAGTTACGTATTCTATATCTTTATAACTTCCTCCTATAAAAGGATTATGATCATATAAGTATGGAACTAAATCACCATCATGCCCACAATCAAAACCTACTACATAATCTGCTGTATAATTTTGTTGTTTAAATTTTCTTCTACCTGTATAGGTTACTCCACCATGTACTTTAATGTTATAAAAATTTTCTTCTGAGAAACTAACATACAATTTATGTTCTTTAGGTAATTCTACATACCCGCATAAGTGTTTCAATTCCGGATGCCGCTGTATAAAACATTTGTATCCTGTATCTTCATCAACAAACTCCAACAAATCTGGTTCAGTTTCCCATGGCTTTTTAGAGACATTAACATTAGGGTCATACTCATCTTCTAAAGTCTCCCACTCTTCTAAACTGCAAAATCTTTCTTTTAATGCTTCTTTCGCCACTCCTAATCTGTGAGTTCTAGTCTCATAATCAACTAGCTGATCTCTCCACTGCATATACCACTCGCCTATTTGATAGCAAATAAAATCTACTTGTTGCTTTGTAAACTTTCTCATTTTCCCTCCTGTTTATTTAAATAATACTGCCTGACTATATACTCTACCTGTGCTTTTCTTGTACGCATGTTATCTTTGGCTTCCTTATCTATTAGCCCTAGTAATTCATCATTAGGGTTTATGTTTATTGAATTTTTTTGCTTGTTAATCATTTACTCCTCCACCACCTCCCAGTCATTTGCAAAAAATCATCTTTTGATATATAAAATAGATCCACAAATTCACTATAGTATCCATTTGAAATACCGAACCAAGTTATATCCACGTACCCTTTAATCGTCGCTAACTTATAAAAAGTCCATGTATAGGAATCACTGTATGGGGGGACTTCATTTTCACTTGAATTACTATTCTCTTCCGCTTTTAAAATAGGAGTGTTTAATAAATCTTCAAAATTACCGCTTACCTCTTTTATCTCAACATCTTCGCAACAGTCCTGTTTATGCCCCATGAAGTACAAACCATCTTTTGTTTTAAAGACAATTATTTCTCTATCTCTATTCGTCCTGAAACGGCTGATATCAAGGAAAACTTGACCATATAAACTTTTAAAGTCTATACTTTCTTGACAATTGTGCCATGCTATAGTTAAAGCTTCAATTATGTTCATTTTTTTACTCCCTGTTATCATACTCAAACATTACTCTCTTATTTGCTGTTATTTGTATGAAGTCTATATCCTCGCTTTCATATAAATAAGTAAATGTATCACTTACCAGAAATGTAAAGCAGTCTATAAATATTGCAAAGTTCAGCGTTTGATTAAACCCGTACTCATTACTATTTTTAAAATGTATTTTATAATAATCGGTTTGAATTTTATTACCCTCTAATACTATTCCATAATCAGCAACCAGTTTACATATAGCAATATTAGATGTTTTATTATAATTTGAATTTAAAGCTTTAGAAAATTTATTAATCTTAATTGCCTTATTATCTTTATCCCATATATCTATAAACATATTATTTTACTTCCTCCCAGTCATATTTCTAAAAAAATATGCTTCTCTAAAATCCGCTCCTACACAATACGCTCCATTTAAATTAGCCTCTTTCGCATCGTGCCTATAAACAATTACATCAACAAAATCAGAACTTCTTAAATCAGTGTTTTTTAGATTTGTTCTTCTTAAATCAGCTCCTCTAAAATCTGCATATCTTAAATCAGCGTTACTTAAATCTAATTTTTTTAAATTTG